TACTACTTTACATAGTGTTACATATACGGTAGATGATTCTGATCTGTCTTTACTGGAACTATGGGTAAAACTAGAACAGATCGTTCCATCGAAGATTTTGAAATATGCTAATATTTGGGATGTATATAGATTGTGGACTGCCGCTGCTACTGGAACATCTGCAAAAGCAATAAAGATAGCAGGTTGTCCAGTTGAATTTGATGGAACAAAAATAAAAGTTTATCTTGGTTTTTATTCTTGGCCATCAAAACCTGATCTAATTTACAATGTCACACCAGCTTTAGGAACTATTTTCAGCACGGAAATAATTAAAAAGCCTAGAGAATTTTCTGTATTCGTGGATAACTCTTCTGAAGTTTCCCTTGATTTTTATCTTGAAGATGCTACAATCATTTGGGAATCACCTTGTTTCAATTCGGTCGGGGAATTGATTCCATACCCAACAGCAATTTTTGACGGAATAAAATTAAAATTTAATAGAGAATGTTTCGGTGCAGTAAGAATATTTGGTAAAGCAGTAGGACAATACCATGTTTGCGAAATGATACTAGATAAAGAAATAAAGGAAGAAGGAGTTCCCGAAGAAGAAATAAAAGAACAATCTGAGTATACAAAAGATGGAGTGGAATACCATATACTTTCCAAAATTCCTACTACCAGATTTAATGGTTATAAAATAGAAAATTTAGAGAATACCATAACAGCCACTTGGTTAAATGAAGAAATGCTGACAATGACGGAACAACTTCCTTTAGAAATACCACAATGTGTACAAGATATTTTGGCGTTTTGTCCTGGATTGTTTCCTTATATTTTATTGTGGTGTGAGACTATTTCTACCCGTCAAGTGTATTACAATACCTGTACGAATCCTGCTGAAGTGGTAGCTATATTTGATGGAGAAGATCCACAAAGTTATTGCAGTAAAATGTCTTCTTTTACTGATCCTAGTCCATGGTTGAGAAGTTTGATAAACGGATGAATACTCAAATTACATCGGTAACATATTCTTCTAGTGTCTCTGAAATTCCAGCAGAAGAATATTGGTTACGAATTGAGCAGGATGTTGAAGAAGACTTGGTAACTGCGGGAGAAGTGGCAGAAGTAATAGATAAATTGTATGATCTGAATCCGTGTTACGGTGATAAAGAACAGACAGATGCAGTACCAGAAGAACCACCTACTGAAGAAAAATTATTAGAAGTAGCCAAAGCTGAGTTAGATTTAGAGGAATGCAAAAGATTAAAAAGTGGAACGTACACCGCTTTGGTAAATATTTACCGTAGCCATCCTAATGAACCATATACTTTGCATTTAGATGTTGGTAAAGTAAAGAGTACTGTTACTTTAACCAAAGAGAAAATTGTTATTGTTTCCATAGAAGGATTATCTTCTCTTAAATTGGATTTTCCAATAAAATCTGGTTTAGTTGCTTCATGGGTAGGTTCTGTTTTTGATACTTCTGGTTTAATTTCCCCTCCTGTAATAAAAGAAATTTATGGTAACTACTTGTTTTGGGGTAAACCAGTTACTGGAGTTTTACGAGCAGAGTTTGTTACTGTTTATAATGTAGTAGAAATTGAAGTTCCTGGAATACCAAAATATATCGGGTCTGAATTTGGTGAACCACAAGATGCAAACATTTTGGCTTTTTATCATTACCAGTTTTATGAAGGAAGTGTAACTGCACCAACAGAAGATATAGCAGCAGATAAAGAAATGTTAGCTAAGATATGTGGTTGGTCTGATGGTAATGCAGCAGAAGAGGAAGAACCTGAGCCAGAAACAGAACCAATAGAACCTGTTGTGTACGGGTGTATTGAATATGGTTCGGGCCCTTTTGGTCCCATGCCCATAGCAGAATCATCTTTTTACGCAGAAAAATGCTGTATAGAGGGAACTCCAAATCCGTGCAGAACCTGGAAATCACCAAATCCAGGTGGTAATGTTTTACCACAAGAAACTATTGATAAATTAACAAGGGAGTGGCCAGGACCAATAGAATTTATTGCGTTAGGTCCCATTACACCAGAAGGTTGTGGTGCCATTTATACAGAACAAATAGTAAGGCCAAAAAACTGCTGTGAGGATGCTACTCCGATTGTCTGGGATGCTGATAACTCGGTAAGTGTTCTGACCGACTATACATCAGGGGTGGTTTTCGTCACCGGCGGTGTGTCGCCGTACTACTGGAAGATTCGCGGAGTGGGGATGACCTTTGATAACTATTCCCTGCGTGATGCCGTCACTGATGTGCCATTTATTAGAGTCTATGCCGGTGATGCCTGTGGCTTTTGTCCTATTGAGGTTACCGATAATTGCAGCGTGGCCAACGGTGGAGTGAAATCGACAAACGGCCAATGGGTGCGGATGTATACAAGCACGACGGGAGGGATAAATCTCTGCCCCATCATGGGGCATTGCTCCAGCGACATAGTGGAGTTGCCCGGCGGCACTCATTTTATTGTGGAGAAGGACGGCATTAAAATAGATCAGTTGAAAATCGCCGTATTTTGGGTTGGCAGCAACTATCCGTCTGCGGCTGCCGCAGAGGCTGGCTGCTGGCAAAAATATGATGAGGTGCAGTCATATTCCCGAGATGTCAGGTGTGTTCCCGATACCTCCAAGTGTTTGACTTGTTTCTCCGGCGATGCATACACCCCCTGTCAACAAAATCAGGGGGGTGGTGATTATGATCCTCACTGGAAATCGAGTTGCCATCTTAATGTGTTCGCCTTTTACAAGCAAATTGATATCGGCTGGTATGCAAAGGCTCATGATGCCTATGTCATTAATACGTTCGTCGACCAGTGGAGATGCTGATGAATTTTATGGCCTATAAATTATCGGAAACCCAGAACATGCTGCAAATGCTGAACCAGTGCGAGGCGGAAGGAGTGACTGATGTTCGTTTTGTTCGGCAACGTCTGCATGATCACATCTCTGCTGAAATGGTAAAAAAAGAGAGGGAATATCGGAAGACTGTTCCCCGGACGCAACGGTTAGCGCAGCGTGCCGGATTGGCAGATAAAACCATAACGATCTGTTCATCGTGCGGATCGGCGGCAGTTGTTGAGAAGGTGAATATCTCTCCTGCCACCATGATAGGCGACGGTCTCCGGTCTGCCATAGTGTGCATTAATCCAGGTTGCCGTCACACTGAATACAGCAGCATGTCAACCTTGGAGATACTCAACAGGGGCGGGCAATGACAACCTACATATCGCACCTCCCGCCAGCTCAAAACTCAACCTACGTAAAGGCGAGCTCGTCTTATCCGGGATATAACCTACCTTATTTTTCCACAGATCCGGCATTGCCACTAATAGGGACAGCAAACTATAACCAATGGCAAGCCCAGTCACTTGGCGCTAACCAGAAATTCAATATCGATCATGGCGCGGCCTTTGTCATAAAACGCATCTATATTGAAAATTCTCATGTCTCAGGTGCCAACACCGATAGAGGCGTGAGAGTGATGTATGTATATGGCACAAACTCAGCCGATGCCTTTGCCAACGTCACATATGCTGATACTACCGATCTAACATTACTGGCAACGCTAGAGATAGCCCAGCATGTTGCCAGTAATGTGGCCGACCCTCAGTATCACCTGATCGACAACAGCACCGCCTATCGTTACACCGTGCTCCGCTGTGCAAATACCTGGGGCGGATCGTATCTCGGTTTCAGGCATATCGAGATCCAATCTGAGAGTTCTACGACTCTCCTTGCGGTCCTCAACCAATTATATACCCTGGAGAATTTTTCACTGCGGTGTCTGCTTGAGCAGCCATACCATTTGACTAGCCGTCTATTCGCCAAACTTGAGCAGATCTACGGACTACAACTGCTCGCCGTCCTGGCCCAGCATTACGGAGACGCAAAATCCATTACAAAATTCCTTGAACAATATTATAGTTCCAGTAGAAGTATTATAAAAATCTTGGAACAAGTTTACGGGAAAGAAATAAGAACTATAGTTCAATTGCAACAGGCTTTCACTTTAATTGGAAATATAATTGCCAGTTCCAATCATTCTTATTCTATTACGGAGCAGATAGTTGGAGCACCGTTAAAACTTTCCCAGAACTATAATTTGGAATTACTTAACTCTATTGTTTCTGGTTTACGCCAGAATTGGAATATAACTTCTAATATTCTATTGAACAATACAGTAGATTACAAAGTTGCTATTTCCGGAGTACAAGTACCATCCGAAAATGTAAACATAAATTGCGACATAGAACAGCACTATATTGAGGGAACATTCACTTTACATAAACCAGATTACTTCCCGTTATGTATTAAGAAAGCTAATGTTGTAATTACTATAACAGTTGGTTCCGATACTATAGATTTCCATTTACTGTTGTGGGAGAAGACCAGGACTACCACTGTTAATTCTACCATATACACTTTAACTTGTAGAAGTCAATCGGTGCTTTTAGATAGCAAATATTCACCAACATTACAGAAAGAATTCCCTGCTAATTTGGCATCTACTACAGTAGCAGAACTTGCAGCCATTCATAGCATTCCAGTAAATTGGAATGTATATGAAAGTGGTCAATTGGTAGATGAACTTATACCTGCTGGTTATCTATTTGCTAATAATGAAAAACCATTGGCAGTGATCAGAAAGATACTGGAACCTTTAGGGGCTATAATGCAGTCTACTCCAGAAGGTGGATTGGAAATTATGCATGTGTACCCGAAGAAAGTTCCCAGTTACCAAACAGAAACAATAGATATCGATCTGAAAGAAGATATCCGTTACGAGAATGTTTCCACTACTTCAGAAGAAAGGTCAGGAGTAAATACTGTTTATGTATCGGATCAATTAACTTCTAATACCACCTATAATTTAGAAGAAGAAGTAGTCTCAAGTATTGCAAAATATGTTAAAGGATTCCATACTCCATGGGACAGTGAGGAAGTGTATCTTGCCACTTCTGGTGGAGAATCGGTTCTCATTGAGTATCTGGGAGTAGTTACTGAGAACATGCCACCAGCAGATTCGGAACTCCCATATGAATTAATCGAATTTGTTAATGGTACCGGAAATGTTTCTAAACCAATATACACAAAGAATACTATTGAATGGGTAATGGATTCTTTAGGAGGAATTACTTTTGCTGAAGATGGTACATTGACTTCCGAAATTCCTGGAGAATCTTTGTTGAAGATTACCTATACCACTAAATACCATAAATGGTTGGTTACTTCTCCCAATATTAAAGATATCCAATGCATACTGAGGCCATTACATGAGTAAAGTCCATGCAACAATAGTTCTGCATTACGGGGAAGGGGTAACTCAGGATTCCAGTTCCTGTACTGTGGAACATGATGAGGTACTGGATACTGTTACCGATTCTGATGGTAACAAAGTAGAGAAAACCAGTTTTGCTCCAGGAGATGTTTACCATTTCTTAACTAAGTGCCCAGATGGTATTTACATTTCTAAAATATTGGCTACTGCTGGTGATATTACCCATCTTGGTTCAGTTACCAGAACCAGAGAAAATGATTTAGTATTCACTGAAATCAATTCATTGGATAATAAACCAAGTATATCCTACGTTCCTAGTGGTGCTTTAACACCAGTATGGTATGGAAATGTAGGTGGCCCACTTTACGTAGACCACGAACAGATGAAAGTGGATATCAGAACTGGTACAATTCCGTGTTACTGCAAAGCCACTTATCCAGTCTCTTTTGATTCTTATCGGTTAACCCCACAAGTTCTTTCCTTCGATACTTATGAAGTTTACATTGCCATTTACTTGGAGAAATCATGATAAATTTGTGTGTTACAAGAAAGCCAGAATGCTGTGTGGAACTTTCTGATCAATGCATCGTAGGGGATACTATCTCTAATAGCCTTATTTTAACGGATTTAGTTGCGGCATCTGCTGCAAGGGCCGTCATCGATAGAGAGGAACAGGATAAAGACATCGTCAGTGCCAATTGCTCTATAGTCCCTTATTTGAAACCCTCTTCTTTAGTCGAGGCAATTGATAAAGAATATGGTATCTACCGTGGCAAGTTACTGAAATTTTCCATTACTATTCAGAAGAAGAAAGGTGGGGTATTCTCGGCACGTTCTTCAATTGAAATAGAAAAGGTGGCAGAATGAAAGAAATACTTGACAGTATCTTGAACAGTAAGAAAAAGACGGTAAAAATAATTGGAACTATAGTTGGGAACCCCGAATATCTTCGGTACATTATTTCTACTGATACTGGTAAAATGCAGGTGGAATCCACTACTCCATATAAAATTGGCGATCGGGTAGTTGTATTTGACCGAGTTATTCAGGGATATGCAGGTATTGAAAAGTCAAGAAAAACTTTTCTTGTATAGTATAAATTTTTGTAGTATGCTCCAAGTAATGATATTCTTATCCAATTTATGGGGGAAATTATGAGAGATTCAGTTTTAGCTAAGAGTGATGGTAACGGTTTGATACAGGCCATGCCATTGGTGAAAGGAAAAGTAAATTTAACCAGTACAGCTGGTGCCCAGGTAACTAATCTTGTTTATTGTGTAGTTGATGGTGGTTTTACCATTACATGGGATGATGATACTACCAGTGATATAGCTGCTATTGAAGGAAATACTTTTTCTATTATCGGAGCCAAGTCAGTAGCTATTACTTCTGGTACTTTCCATTTAGGGTAACAGTTATGTTAAACTTCGGTTTACTTAATAATAGAAGATCGATTCCTTACCGGGATAATTTACTTGCTTATTACAAGAAAACTGTAGCCGATGGCAAACTCATCGCCACCCTGCCACGCGCAAGCCATGTCACCCAGCAAATCAAGAGCAGCGGCTTCCTCGGCGCAGGTAGTTCCCCCTGCCCAGGTCTGTTGACCACCGACACCATCACCGCTACTGGCGACGCTCCGACATGCAGCGTGGCTGGTACCTTGACGTTCCCTGGGGCTGATTGCTGGGATATCTGGGTGCATCGGGCAGGGGTGCTCTGGGCGTACTGGCCGGGGATTAATGCGGGGAAAGATGCTGAACTGGATGCTTCAGGCAATGGTCATCACCTGATCGGGATCGTGGGTACGACGATTACCGAAAGGTTGGATGGGAGCGGTACGAACTATGCGAATGAGGTTGGGCTCACGGTTGCTGATGGTCTGGCAATGTATTTCGACATTACGGGAGAAACGCTGATAGAGGCTGGATGGAGAATCCCGGTCCTGCTCGATGGCTCTGGTTCTGCCTCATGGTCATGGGTATTTGAGCCACTAACGATTGACGGAGCAATTTTAACAATTGACGGGGAAACCCTGAATATAGGAGTTTGATATGCCAGATATAATCACTACAGGCGCGGCTAAATCTCCGGTTGGGGCGAAACTTTATGGGCAGGATTCTGTTGGTGCTCCGTGTGTGGTAACTGCTGCGTCTATCACGTCGCACGAATACCGCCAAAAAACCCCGCTGGTAACTTTCGTTGACGACGATGGTGATTCCGCCGTGTGGAATCGACTTAAACCTGTTTTTGACGCCGCAGCAGTTCCTTGCGTGGTTTGTATTCCATCTAATTATGTCAACACGGCTTGGAGTTTAACCGATACCCAGTTACGCGCATTGCAGGATGATGGATGGGAAATCGCTAGTCACAGCAAAAGCCATCCCGTTTTTGAGGATGGCGTGACAACCGAACAGGAGTTGATTGATGAGTTATCATTATCAAAGTTTGAATTAACGGCATATGGGCTAAACATCAGCAGCTACGTATATCCCGGGGGGGTATCGTGGGAACGATATGCTCAACTTTCTCGGCAATATTATCGTTCGGCTGTAGTATTAGGTGAAAGAACTAATATCGGCCCGCTGCACACATGGCAACTTGGGAGGCGGCATTTTGGTAATGGTGCGTTCACATTGGCCCAACAAAAAGCGGCAGTCGATGCGGCTATTTCTAGCAATGCGTGGCTGATTTTCTGTACTCATGCCGACGAATCAACAATGAACGAACAGGATTTGCTCGATTTAGCCGAACTGATTACGTATATCCAAACTGCGGCAGTACCTATCGTGACACTGAATGATGGTATGGATGTGGCAGGGAACTTGGCCGATTTCGGATACTACCCATGGCAACCAAGCAGGTCAGCAGGTTTTGCCACTGGTCCGTATAACATAATCGCTTGCGATGGTGGAGTAGCCACTAACCCAAGAACAACATTAGGCATAGCTCCCTACGTATCCGCATTGGATCAATTCACGCCTTCCAGTGTGCCATCTGATTTCTTAATGGACAAAATTACCTATACCACAATTAGTTATAGTGGCAGGATTGGTTTCCCTGACGATCTACCAGGTACACTGGTAACAATGCGGATCAAAAACATAGATGGGGCGGGGGATGACGGGACTAGACAAATATATTACGCATATGATACTATTAAATCATGGGAACGACTCTGGACGGTAGGCTCAGCATGGACTGCATGGGAGAAAAATATCTCTGTCACAAACCAGACAGTGATTTTATCCGCTTTAAATGCGTATACAGCGGCTGACGGCATAACGGTATTCCCGCTAGGACAGATTACCCTCACAACCATAACACCAGCAGGTGCGGCGGATTTTCCAGGAGCGGCTTACGGGCTTTTGGAAACCAGCAGGCTTTACAACACCTCTACGTACAGCTTCCAGACATATCGGACTGTCGTTGGTAGCTTAATTTATCGTCGTTCAGCCCTAACCCTTACAACATGGTCCGATTGGGTGCTAACCAGGGCAACCGCACAAGCAGACAGCTCGGCGGCGGATTTAGCGGCTCTGAAGGTAGACTTTAATGCGCTGCTCGCCAAACTTAGATTGGCGGGCGTCATGTCAACATGATTTGCTGTTTTCAGTGTGTGCTTATTGCCTGACTGGCTAGAAACTACAAGCAATCACGGAAAAGACAAATTTATTAGTTAGGAAACAAACCATGAAATGCGCTGCTTAACATATGCAATAGGCCGGTTGATCCGGCACGGAGGCTATAATGATACGTACTCCAATCCAACATAGAGGCCACCTCGGCATAGACGGCCCCTTCACCGGTGCAGCTTTCCCAGTCGGCAACTTCCAGGCCCCGCTCGGCGCGGACTTCCAGGCCATCCCTGAGTTCGCCAACAACGCCTCGGTCGATTTGGCCGCGCTGGTGCCGGCAGCAAAGATACGGATCGGGCCGAAGGGCATGGCGGTCTACAGTGTGGACTTGGATGCTGCGGGGATGCAGAGGGCTGACAGAGTAGTCAAGGCTGACGAGTGGTGGAACCTGCTCTCCGTATGGAACGCCAAAGACCTGGGCGTGTCGATGATCGGCCCGACTATCCAGACCTCAGTAGCCGGACTCCAGCCCGACGCTTCAGGCAACATGGTGCCGTGGCCTGTCAATCATCCTGGCAAAGGGGTGATGGTGCAGCCTGCGTATAGCGAGCTATTCAACGCAGACCCAACTGGTCAAGTTACGAAAACGCTTACGGCTCAGAAATATTGTGTGCAGTGCTTTGGTACTGGTGCAGAGGTTGTGTGTGGAGCGTTCGGGACGGCGACAGCGGCAACGCCTTTACAGTTTACCGGGACCGCAGCGGATTGCCTGTTTACCCCGACCAACTGCGAGCACTGGATGCTGACTGCCGCTGGCGGGCATGTGTTTCCGCGAGTGGGCAAGGGGATTTCAGTAACCTCCACAGCATCCACCAGTGGCGGCAACGGGCTGGCGATACCGCTGAATGCAGCTATGACCGCTGCCCTGAGCGGGGGTGCGTTTACGGCTGCTGCTTTGTGCTGGATGGGTGTGGGGAGTGGGGAGTTGCCAACGGCATTTTATGGTAATGTTCTAACATCAAGAGACAGTCTGCACGATTTGAAATTCAGTAATGTTTCAGGCACTCCGCAAATTGGAAATAGCGATGGAGCAAATACCTCTGTGATTAATGCTACGTGGGACAGAGGGTCTATGCTGCTAAGCATAGTGCAGATAAACTCTGCAAAAACACAAAAAAGGCCAGGCTGTCGCCGCTACACCCCTGCAATGGTTGCCATAGATGCAAATATAGTCTGGGGCAGTTGGGCAGCCTATGACGGCAGCATGAATCCCTTGACGCACCTGCGATTCGGCTACAATCTCACAGTGCCTATAGGCTTCTTGCAGACCCAACTTTGGGGCAAGTCGGCGAGTGAGGCGGAGATACTGAAGGTTGCGGGGTATGCCGTATGAAATGTAAAGGATGCGTGCACAAATCATTAAATGTTATGCGGCAGGACTTCTGTTCAAAATATAGAAAATTACTATGCAAGCGAAGATTGGCTATTTGCTTGGTTAATAACAATGGGGGTATGCACTATGACCAGGCAAGAAGCAGACAAACTGAAAGATAAGATCAAGTCAATCCTTGCTGGGATAGCCTCAACCGATGATGACAGCGATGGATGGTGGGAGACTTCCACTGGTGAAGAGTTCGGCAAGCAGAAATTGGCTGAGGTGCTGAAGGCTATTGATGACGAGGTGGTGGAATGAAACTCGACAGAGGACCATCATTCGGCGCATATTATCTCGTAGACCCAGCCAAACCACAAGAAATCTTCGGCCTGCGGCCTGAGAACTCATGGCCTGTAGGAACCTTCATTCAGGATGGCATCGTCAAAGGTGTGACATTCTTCCACTTCCTCAAAGACCTCCACCCGACAGCAATAGACGACCCTAAACATGCCGAGACGTTCGATGTTGCTGCTCCATGTGGTGATAAGTACAAGGACTCCCCGGTCATGGGTGGCCTGCTGATGGGTGCTGATGTGACGGAAGCTCTCAAGGCTCTCAAGCCGGTGCCGAAAGGTCTGGTGGATAAGGATCTCAAGGATGGCAAGAAGGGCGAGCAGATTGTCAATGAACGTGCCGGGGTGCTGGTGGGTGAGTTTCTGGGATTCACCTTGGCTGATGTGCTGCGGGACTTCCCGGAGATCTGGCAGCCGATTGTGGTGGATGGGGTTGAGGTGGGGAATATCATGAGATGTTCGATGGAGATGGCGTGAACAGTATCATCAACACCCTACTGGTCATCCTCGCTGTCGAACTGGCGGCGGTGCTGTGGCTGATCGCTGGGCCGATGTAAGATGCAGAAAGTAAGTACAAGTACTGTAGTTCATGCAGCATTACACGGACGAAAATCTGCAATGAAGTTTATAAATCGAGAGCGCGCCGAGAGGGCGAAGAAAGCGTTACTCGCATGGATACCACCAGATACAGATGGGTTCAGCGAGGACAAACTGGAAACGGATATTCTTGGATTGACGATTGACTTGTTACACTTTGCCGAGCAGTCAAAAATGGAGATTCAACCATTGTTGGATTTAGCAGTACTAAACTTTGAACTGGAAACAGGGAAGCAATGAGTAAATCAGAAAAAATCATATCTGGCGTACTGTGGACAATTGCCCTGCTTCTAGTAATAACACAATTACTTGGTTGTGGAAAAGTATATTTAGAACCAGTAGAACAGTTACCGATCGAAGAAATGTTTATGGTTCCAATAGAACCGAAAAAAGAAACCAGTAATTTTACAAACTGGAATAAGTTTTGGTTAGGAACAGCCATAGCCGGACAGGTAGCAGATACCATAACCACTTTTGATAAACTGGATGAAGGGTATGTTGAAGCAAATCCTCTATTCGGTAAAGAACCAGAAAAAGGTGTGGTAATTGCTTCAAAGGTGGCTGCGACTGTTTTTGTTATATGGATAGCTGAATACTACTTTAAAGATGGTGCAAGACAACAGGAATATAGAAATTGGTTATACGGTACATTTGGTGTAATTGGTGGTAGTTTTGCTATATGGAATTCATTACAGTAGGGGGATCGAGATGAAAAGACTTTTGCTTATGGTATTAGTTGTTTTTGCTTTTACTGGTTGTCACAAAGACAACGAGAATAAGCCTACTGGTCCTGGTGATGTAACCGCAAAGTTTGATCCATTGGTTCAAGACGAGGAAGACCAATCTACTGTTGAGCAGTCTGCGGCAGTTCGTAGTAGATGCCAAACCTTCAAATTAGACCGTATCGAAAATGGTAACCGTAGAACAGCAAAGATCAGGAAACCATTATGGAATGAAATGAGGTATGCTTCTGTACGATTCTCGGATGGTCTTTTCATCCGAAGGGTAAATATGAGGAAAGCAAATAGATTGGATTCAGGAAAAGCTAATGGTTTTGTGTCCAGGTTGGGGGAATCTTACGTCGGCATCTATGTTGTTGCGCCATACGGTCGCCGACCATCGCATGTTCAATACTGTCCAGTGAGGTAAGTTATGAAAAGAATTGGTGCTGTACTGTTAATCTCGTTGTCAGTTCTGCTGGTTGGGTGTGGATCTAAAACAGCCAAACTTCTTGGTACCACAACCACAACCTCTTACAAAGATGGCACTGTCAGTACATCTGAATCTTCTTTGGCCAACATTGCAAGACAACAGGCTATTGCTGAAGAAAGATGTATGCAAGCTTATGGGGAATCCTTGAAAGTAGATTGTACCGGGATGGATAGCCGAGACTGCATGGTAGTGAAATTACAGGCACAAACTGCTAGACTCGTAGCATCTGCTACTGGTAAAGATTCAAACCCATGCCATAATCCTGATAATCTCTGGGCATTTATGGGAACAGAATTAAAAGAACAGGGGGCCACAGTTAGAACCGCTATAAATCGTGGTGCCGATGTAGCTACTACAGCCACTATTGCTGTTGGGGCAGTGAAAGCTATTGAAGCTATTGGGTCTAGTGCAGGGAATAAAACTACCAACAACACTGAAGGTGGCGATGCTAATACTACCAATAACAAAACTACCAGTGAAACTCATGCTACCTCCACTAATACTGGTGAGGAAGGCCAAGCAACTTCTACCCCTGCAAGTGGTTCTACTGATTTCCCCGTAACCGATCCTGGTGTAGAAGTAGTTGACACCCCTGTTATAGTAACCGATAACTAATGGCTCCTATCTGTAAAACCTGCCAGCACTTATACGTTGGTGGGTCTAAATGCCCAGTCTGTAATTATCCTAATGAGGAAACTCATGAACGGCATACAAAATCACCCAGTGGCAAAATATCTCGAAGATCACCACAGGCTTCCGTATTGGTCACAGGCGATGGGAGTGATTGGTGTATTGGAGGAAATGGGGATGCTGACCGAAGACGCTTATGGCCCACCACCGAAAGAGAAGATAATTGTAATAAAAGTGAATGCGAAGAAGTTAGTGAAGTGGATAAAGCAGTTATTCCAAAAGAAGGATAAGAAATGTGCCTACTGTGGCTTGCCGCTGAAGTATTCTGAAAAATGGGAAACGTGGCTTTGCCCAATATGCGACGGATGGAAGCAATTTAAGTGTCTCGACCCAGAGTGCAAATTCTGCGAGGGTCTACCGGAACGGCCGAGGGATAGAGAATGAAGTGGGTGGCCGTAACTATTCTGCTAATCCTGTCCTCATGTACTCCCAGAACGATGACCAGTAATGATTATATCAGGCTAATTATAGGAGATGAAGCATACTATGAGATGGATCTCACTGATAAAAAATGTAGGGCAATTCAAGGAAGCGTTGGAGGCAGGGCAACAGGTTTCGGACCCAGCAGGCTGGAAGAATGTTGCCATTACTGCGAACCAAATTGCTCTTATTCTAACTGCAATTGTTCTTGGGTTGGAGGCGATTGATGTTAAATTGCCAGTAAATGATGAAGTGATAATTATTGTTTCTGGATCACTTGCTGGTATTTTAAATGCTGTAAACATCGTTCTGACAATTGTCACTACGAGAAAACTGAAAGGGGCGGATGGCCTAAAGATTGGTCCTATAGTGGAGGAACCGAAATGAAATACATATTAATGTTTTTGCAGATGGTGCCGGCTATTATTGAAGCAGTACAAAAGATCGAAGAGTTTATTCCTGCTTCTGGTTGGGGGAAGGAGAAGATTGCTGCCATCAGGGAAAGTCTCAGTGTAATCTTTAAAGAAATTGATTCAGTATGGCCCGCTATTGAAGTCTTCGTTGGTGCTATGGTTAAACTTGCCAATCTTACTGGTGTATTTAAAAAACCAGAAGTTGAGGTAACCGATCAGATTGAAAAGTAATGCAACCAGTTTTCCAATGGAGAATACGCCAATGTGTACCGTTAAAAATCTAATAATTATGGTAGTCGAACAGAACGATAATGAATTGGAAAAAACCTGTACCTCTTTACGATCTTTGGGAGTAGAAACTATTATATGTGTTCATGACTATAAAGAGGCAATGGTTATAATTGAACAAGATCCAAATATAGATTTAGTCATTGCTGATTTAACCGATGAAGATTTACGCCCCACAGGGGTTTTCCTTTGTGGGGTAGCAAAGAGAGTGCGACCAGAAATACTGTTCTTAATATCATCTAAGAAATCTGGTGTAACTTTTGTTGGGCAATCGTTAAGTGCTGGTGCTGATGGCACCCTATCTAAAAACCATTTGAATGAGATAGAAGGAAAACTTCCAATATGGCTAGACCTTTTGATTAAACGGAAGAATTTTAACGAACTTTTGGAGAAGTGATTTCATGGAAGATTCCCCTGAAGAAAGACGGAGGTCAGTCTACGAGACTATGGAAAGGCTTGAAGGCAGAGTGGAGGAATCCATAGAGAAGGCTGAGAAACGGGTGATGGTTTCCATTAAGGAGAAACTGGAAGCTCTACGGGATTTAGTGAATTCCACTACAACAGCAAGGCAAATTTCCATTGACACCGAATTGCAAAGAATAGAGAAAACAAATACCAGTTGTTCCACTAAATGTGAACTTCGCCGTGGTGAGATTTACTCCCGCTTAAAAGAGGTCGAACAGGGTAAAGTTGATAAAGTAGAACTTGCTTTGTTTAAAACAGAGTACGGTTTATTAGTAGCTAGAGTGGTTACTTTAGAGGATTGGAAAAAAACAAATTGGCAAAGGATTCTGATTTATTTGGCTGTGGCGTCAGTTGCAGCAGTAAAAGTTTTAGAGTGGATCCAACCATTATTGAAGTCTGCCGAGGTAATAGTTCCATGAATAAAGTAATAATTTGTATCTTGGTAATATTTCTGTTTCCAAGTTTTTCATATACAGAACAGTATAACAGAAGTAAGCACTTTAAACACTGGTCTGATTTAGATGGAAATGGATTTAATACCCGTGAAGATGTATTGATAAAACAGTCTGTTCAGACTGCTAACGGTAATTACCTTATTTCCATTGTGGGGAATGATATTAAACTTGGAATATGGGTTTGTCCATATTCTGGTAAAATATTCCATTCAGCCAGTTATTTGGATATTGATCATGTTGTACCGTTGAAGTATGCTTGGGAACATGGTGCTGAAAACTGGACAAATGCAGAAAGAGAAGAATTTGCCAATGATGTAGATAATCTTCTGGCAGTAAATAGAACTGTTCATAGTGGTAAAGGTGATAGTAGCCCAGATAAATGGTTACCTCCTAATATCTCATTTCATGCGGAATATATAGCTAAATTCATTTTTATCTGCGACAGGTACAAACTATCATACGATAAAGAAAAAGTGAATGCCGCACTAAAATTTTCGCGGGAATATGCAAGAGGGATAAGGAACTGAGATGCGAGAAAAGATTAAGAAATGGCTTGTCCGTATTAATGGTCATGAAGGGGGGTATTCCAATCGATCCCCTAAAGCCGATCCAGGGGGAGAAACTAAGTGGGGTATATCGAAAAGGTCCTATCCTCACCTAGATATCAAAAACCTTTCCCTTGAAGATGCCGCAGTAATATACGAGCGGGATTTTATTGCTCCTATATCTTCAAGACAACTTCCTGACGGTATCACTTTCCAGTTGATTGATTTTGGTGTACATAGTGGTATCCGTAGAGCAGTAAAAGAATTGCAGCGTCAAATGAATATAGTAATTGGTGGAGAGAAGGTTGAACCTGATGGGGTAATAGGGCCATACACCAGAGCAAAAATTCTTAGCTTTACAGATAGTGATCTGGTAATGAGACTGACGGCTGGTAGACTAAAGTTTCTGAAAGATCTTGATAACTGGCATGATAATTCCAGAGGCTGGGCTGATCGAATAGCCAATAATCTACTGTATGGTGCGGAAGACACCGATTGAAGGAGAACTATTTTGCATTACAAGCACGTTCTGAAACTGGATAAAAGTAAATGCGAAGACTGTGGTTCCTGTGAAAAGATTTTACCGAGATTCAAAACAGTCTATGAAGGAAGGATTGACGTTTCTGATTGGGCATTAGAACGAGAAGACGTTAAAGCCGGAATAGCTCTGGTAGTTGATTCCTGCCCTACCAGAGCTATTTCTTTTTCACCATTATGATTTAGGTTTATTCTTATCAGGTGGATCGTCCACTACTCTAATCAGAGTAGGACCAACCACTATTTGTTTCAGTGGATAGATGGGACCTGTAGAAATAGGATCACCAGTATAGTTATATACTTTAGTAATACCATTCCTTTTGAATGCCCGTATCACTTGAATATTTGCCATTATCGTAACCCCTTTTGTTTCCGTAAAGCCAATAAATATTCCTTCTCTTCCTCTTCTCTATTTCTCCTTTCTGGTTTTTCCCATAAAGATATTTCCAATTCTGTTTTGGGTAAAGTTAGTTTAGAAATTTCTAATTCTTTCTTAGCCTTACTCTCTTTACAAGTAGGGCAATAGTAACGGTATCTGGCTTCTCTCCAGTTATGCACCATTATTGCTGCTCTATTGCCACAATCATAGCAGACCTTGTTCATCTTTTTTGGATACACGGCTCTCATAGGACACCTAAATTCCTTCTTTAGCCAGGAATTCTTTTTTATCCAGTAATGCTTGAGCACCCACCTGTACCTTGTCCACATTTAAAGTATCCACTATCTGGAAGTATTGGTCATATAAATGCAAACCGTCTGAGAATGCAATAATCTTCCCATCTGTAACTTTAAGCCCTCCATCTAATAAATAATCGATAGCAAATTCTTTCAGCCTTTGTAACCCACCAAGGTTTTCTGGTAGACCAGCGTACAGGTCCCATGACCTGAAGTATACAGTCATATTCAATTTATTGTCAACTACTTTGAATGATATGGACCTGAGACACGGTGGATCATCCAGGTAAGTAGTTTCTATATTACCAATGCAAATAGTTGCCTGATTTGAATTACCGTTAGATTCTACCAACAATCCTAGTACCCTACCTAATTGTTTGGATATAAACTCACCATAAGTATAAACTTCATTTTCCCGTTTCTCTGAACCAAAAATATAACGATGGAAATACTCTTCAATCTTTTCATCACTTGTTGGTGCAGGTATACCTGGGGGTAAGATAGGAGCAAGTGGCCTGATCCACGGTTTATCTATTACAATCTTTACATCTTCCAGTTGTTTGCGTATCTGACCAACGTATGACCCACCCTTTACCATAAAGTCATATCCTTTTTTAACACACAACCACATTACTTCTCGCCAAGCATCTTCAATAGTTGCTGCCCGTACACAACAGAATTCCTCATTTATCATTTTGGTTCACTCCTATGGGAAATACCAACTTCCCGGTTATATTCTTCAAATGCCTTACGTTCCTCTTTATCTCCATCCTCTTCAATCATTTTCAGTAACTTATTACATTTCTCTACTGATATAATAAGACTGACTCTTAATTCTATCCCTTTTTCCATAGTAAGCGGTGTTTCAAATTTCTTCCAGTCCGTAGAATCAATTACATCCTGTATCTTTTCCTTTAATATAACCACATAAGTATATGCCATCATTTCTCCTTTACCGAACTGATCTTATTCTTCTTGGTTACCACAAACACTTTATCGGCTGCATCTTCCAGATACGTTTCATGGGTAACCACTATCATCTGTATCTGTAATTCATCCGATAAAATCTTCAACATCTGGGATGCTCTGGGCATACGTTCTTCATCCAGATTCCGGAACGGTTCATCTATAATCAAACAGTTTCTGGTTTTGCTTAATGCCCAGATAGAAACACGTAACGCAAAACTGGCTACGTCTACTGCACCGAATCCACAGGAATCTAACGGATTCATTTCATTTACACCATCATCTGAGAAAAACATATCGCATTCTGATACATTTCTCCTTGATATAAACCGGACAATAAACAACGGTGCTTCTTCTTCAAAGACAATATCCAAAGCTTTTGTCGTGATCTTAGACAGGTGTTCTTCCAGATTCTTCTGGGTCAACTCTGCCGCTTTCTGCATTAACTCTCTGGCTTTAATATGCCCAGCAGTAGAGGTAAATAGGGTATCCAGTTCTTTGTTTAATCGGGTAATGTTATCTTTATGGATTGCTCTCTCTGACCGTTTATCCCTGAGTTTTTCTCTTACGGTTGCTATTTCCATATCACCCCTCAAATATACTTGGGAACTTTACCTTGAAGTCTTCAATCATTTCATTCAGTTTCTCGGTATCTGATTGTATCTCTTTGCCTAATCGGAGCAATTCCTTATCCACGTCTGCCAGAATATTATCGGACTTCTTGAAACCAGCTGCCACTAACTGATCCTCTTTTGCTGATATCTTACCACGAATATTTGCAAGAGTTTCCTTAGACTTTTCCAGTTTATTCTTTATATCTTCAATTCGTTCCAAGTCGTTCATGTACCTTCTCCATTATGTCTGATATAATTTTTCTGGTTACCTTATCTGCTTTTGCTTCTTCTATAACTATCTGGAGAACTTCCTCGTATTCTTTACCTTGCGTTTGGAACTTGATACTCTGTGCCAATTCCTTAACATCCTGTTTATAGGAAGACATATCATCCTTATCAATCTTATCCAGATCAAATACGTCTTCTTCTATGGGAATGTAGTACACCTTATATTCCAGTGTATCTGTATCAACAAAGGTTACACTGGGTTTATAGTTCATTTTATCTTTGGCACTTCTCATTATCGGTCCAGGATTAATCAGTAACCGATCTTTGTACTTAGTAATGTGATGATCGTGATAATCACCAGAAACAATCAACTTATACCCTGGATACTTATTCATAAACTGTTTCGCTGATAAAGCATCTGGCATAAAGAAAGGTGGTTCTTTTGCTGTTACTGGGAAATGAATGAGTAGACAGTCGCCGCCCTCTTTAGGTTCCTGTCCAAAAGAAATACATTCCCATTTATAATCGTAATCATTTGGTGGGTTTTCTTGTATTGCCCCTGCTGCCAACAAAGTATTGTACGGTGTTTTATCCAGTACAGGATTGTGGTAGAAAATATCATGCTGACCAAATATACCACCTACACCATTCTCTACTGTCTTCAGCAAGAAGATATAGCGATTTAACCAATACAATGAACAATACGGTTTATCAAATACATCCCCCGCCACCATTATTGTAGCATCTAATTCATTCGCTAAATTTCTAATCCATTTAATCTTGTTGAATTGTACTTCGGCATAGTCATCCTTCCGGATACGTGGGCCTTTCCCACGTATGTGCCAGTCTCCAGTTGCAATTATTCTCATATCCATTTTCCTTTTCCATTACACAATGGACAAATTCCTATTGACTGTAACAGTGCATTCAGTTCCTTTTCTTTGCCATTTACTACCTTAATGGCTTTATCTTCCATATCTTTCTGTACCTGCAAATCTGTCTTTATCGATTGCAGATGCTTTACAGATGCTTTACTGCTCTGAATTTTAGCGGAGAATGCCTCTAATTTCTTCAATTCAGTAGGGGGAGGTATACTGACACCTTTTTCCCTGACTTTCAAATCCCGAAGGTCTCCCGCTAATTTTTTGATATTCTCTTCCTGATCCTCTTTTCGGCATAGATTCTCATCGAATACCAGTATTGCTTCAGCAAACGGTAAGGCAGTCATATCTGGTAATTCTGCGATCTGAGTATTCAACTGGATAATAGCTTCTCGGATAAACTCAATATTTCCACATCTTTTCTCATTAGCTATAATCTTACTTTCTAGTTCGGATATCTTATCCAGAGCAGCAATTGCTTTGTCTACCCACTCTAATTCTTGAATCTTTACTTTTTCCAATTCCAGTTCTGAGGTCTTTACCTTATAACTAGAATTCATCTCAGTTATAGTGGAATTAATAATCTCTGTAGCTACATCCATCTCTTCCAGATGAACAATATTGTTCAGGAACTTTGATCGTTTTCCTGGTGTCCAATGTTCAGCAAGAAAGAAATTAACATCTTTCTGTAACTGGATATTAATCCCTGTCATATTGGACAGTTTTGTTACCTGTTCTGGTACTCCTGTCCGTAATGCAGAGAATGGTTCCTCTTCCCCTGAAGCTTCATAATAGTTATCGGAAGTGCTTCTTAAACGGTTTATGTATCCACCATCAGTAAAATCAATGGATACTTCTGTACTCGGTTTCTTTTTACCATGAGGGAAATAGGAAACTCCCTGTGGTCTGTTTTCCAATACCCAGTTTATAGACCGGACAAGGGAACTTTTGCCATAATGAGATTTGCCAATGATTACATTTACCCCTTTAGCAAATTCTATACTGGCATATGGGAACCCTTCCCAGTCTGCTAATTCAATAGAGTTTATCATAACCCACCTTTACATAGGATATTCAAAAACATGGAATACCAGATACCCTTCATGCAACTGAAATGTACCAATATACTTTCCATTCTCTTCAGTAATAGGATGACCAGTTCCATACACTCGGAACTTCCTTAACACTTTATTTGCAGATGGATCAACAAGTGCCCATAGACAAGCAATTCCGTGTTGTGATTGCACAGTAAGAATTTCTGCTCCAAGTGGCATTGCAATTGTGGTTTCTGGTTCTAAAGTATATTTCCATATTTGTTTTTCCATTTTTATTTCTCCCGCTTTTTAGCTTCATTCAAACAGTTTTCGCACTCAGCATCATCAAATATGGTTTCAATATGAACATAGGCTCCCATAAAATTAAACAGAGCCACTACCTTTTCGGCATGATCTGCACAACAATAGGTTGGTCCTGATGGTGTATGTACCATACAAATAGCTGGATACTTTGGTGCTTCCATTATTTCCCCTCCATTCTCTTTTCAATTTCATTAGCCAATTCTTTTATCCAAGTAATAACTGGAATCGGCATATTGCCTTCAAAATAGATTGAACTACTGTGGACATTCTTCTTTACAGTTTCATATAAAGATATTTCTTCTGACGGTTTTAACCAACCACCGCCTTGTTCTGGTGATGGTCTCATTTTGGGAACTTTAATTTCCCCTTCTTCAAGATTGGAACCAGATGGATTATTTAACCAATCTCGTCTTAGAACGGTATTGATAACCACTTCAGTAACCTTTTCAGAATCAACTCCGAAATGGGATAGAAGCTGTTGACCATATACACCGGAATCAACAACTCCGTCAGCAATCTGATTTATATCAAAGCCATTCACCCCACCCCGAATCCCCTGCACCCCTTTCAGTATATGGTGTGCGACTTCACCGACCTCTTCAGCCATACCAAGAGAGAACTGCATAGCAAGGATCATATCAATGAGTTGGTCTTTGGTCATCTCTTCATATCGGGAACGAGGGAAGTTTTGTTCCTGCCATTCCTTTAGTTCTTTCTGTTTAAGAGAAATCATAACACTGTCCTCATATCGGTATCGATGGCTGTAGCTGCCACCTTCATAAGTTTTCTAAGATGAACTAAGTCCCTTGCCGGTTTTATTTTAAGCAATTGAGATAACCAATCCAGTATTTTGTTAATCTTCATTTTTACCACCATTGACCATCATATCCCGTTCGTAAATGATCTGACGGATATACACCGCTGCATCCAAAATCTCTTGGTATAAATCTATCAGTGGATCACGACCATTGAAAGGTTGTAGTCTAGTATTATATTTCTCTTTACCAATACTATCTCGTTCCTTCATATCAGCAAGTACCAAATCCCATACAGCGGGATGATTATTCTTTACTGGTGCTGGTTCTGGGGCGTTTGGTGAATTATTTATTTGCATGTCTGGTCGTTGACAATTCTTACCATCACAATGGGTATCATAAGGGCATTTTTCAGAGCAGCTTTCCATAATTTCACCATTATGTTAAGAAGATAAATTCACCACCTACCATCAACTTTGCCATGTCAACAAAACGGACTTTGCATTGACCAAATATTCCCCACTTCTTTCCCCAGGAATTATGTAACAGAAAGTATTCATCAAACCAGTTAATGCCAGAGATAATTAAACAATGACCACCTACCAATCTACCTGTAGGGAAAACAAAACCATTCTTGTCAGGTGTTTGCATTCCCTCAAACCATTTTATTCCTATTACTGGTGGGCCTTTATAGCATACACCAATAACCAGATCAGTAAAACTGAATGCAAAATGGTATCCTTTAATTAGTTTTTCTCTATGGAGAACCTTTACTCCTGACAGTACCGAAGTTCCTTCATAATATGGATCGGCCCCAGGATATGAACCACCTGGCCACGGATCATCATGCTGTGCTGGCCAGTAAATCTTTTCTCTGGCAAATTTAGGAGTAACTACTTTTTTGTTCATTTGGAATGGTTCGGCCAATAAAGCATGACTTAAACCATACCCAACACACATCCCCTCCACCCCCTGGTCTAAAAAGGAAGTACATAAATGAATCTTGTTTATGGGTTGCCGTTCTGTTGTCAGAGCAGTTACCCGATACATTTTACTTCTTTCATCAAACTCTGGAATTCTATCTAACCGTCTATCTTTTGTAACATACCCACCTTTTAAAATAAATTCTTCCATTTTATATTCTCCTGATTAAATTAGTAGGGATTTTATTTTCAGTTTCTTCGGTTCCTCTTTCACTTCTTTTTTCGGTTTGCATTGCTTCTCACAATACTCGGTGGTATCGGCCTCCCATTTCTCATTGAACCTGGTTTCCTCAAATGATTCCAGAAACAGTTTCTTTGTTGTCCTATTGGTTTTGTCCGTAATAACTGATTCAAAAGAACAGGTGACAATATCATCAAAGTGGGAATCCCACCACTCTATACCACGTTCACGTTCCTCTTTACTGAAACCTTTCCCTATCTCAGTAACAATACCACCATCTTCTGTTCGCACTATCAGAGCACCAAGACAATGTTCATATTGCTTTCCCTTGGTTCCTGGTAATGCTTTGACGATTCTGAATTCGGCAAATGCCCTGTTCTTCATCTTTATGAACTTTCTACTGGTGGTAGGTTTCCATATTTCACCGAGGTCTTTCAGTACGGCCCCTTCAAATCCATTATCCCGCATCTTTTTGTAGAAGGCTCTGGCTTCATCTACACTATGCACTATCTCATATGGAATAACCTCTATCGGTCCTAATCCACCAGCAGGATAATTCTTGTTGAGAAACTTATCTACCATACCACATAACTTAGGAAAACTCTGTGAATATGGTATAGGGCTGAATCGTTTCTCATAATGTTCAAATGGAATAATTCCCCATAGAACGTAAACCACTCGTTCTGCTATCTCTTCTGAACCACAACCTTGTACAAAAGAGTTAAGGAAACCATTACCAGTCTTTCTATCAAGCACTTTTCCATTTTCGTCTATTACTACCATTTCACCAACAGTAACAAACTTTTCACCGTTAAGAAGTTCAAGGAGTTCTTCTTTCAAGTAACCAAATAAATGGAATGTGTTACCATATCTTGTAGTGAATATTTCATCATCCTTCCACGGAAACCCATAGGCAAACATTCCATCTGCTTTCTTCTGCACAATAGCTGGATAACATACCCTATGTATTTCATCTTCGGTGGAACATCTCTGGTATGGAACCTCTTCCACTATCCCTTTCTTTGCCTTGTTAATGGTTTTGAAAGAGAACCCTGCCCGCAAATCCTTTTTGCATATTCTGGAAACAACTTCTATTGTCTCTTTATCAATGGAACATATCCAATTAAACTTTGCTTTCTCAACATTGGTTGCACCACCTTTCTGTTTCAGGAAGTCAAAGTAATCAAAAATGTTACTTATATCGGTAGCGGTACTCTCTGCCACAAAATTAACTTCCTTCAGATTGTATGCCCATCCCTGATTATAAGTGTACTGAATTACTTTACGGAATGTTGGGTCTTCCAGAAACTCTGCAAGTTTAGCTACCTTATCATTGGTAGATGTTATGTTTTCAATTATGGTTAATTGATCCAATACAGATTTTAAACTCATAGTTATTTCCTTTTCAATTATACGGCTTTGTCAATACATTTTTCGCAAATCCCAACTTCTGGATCAGCCGGTTCTTTCCTACAGGTTTTGCATAAAACGCAATGATCATAACAAACATCAGTAATTAAATCTGGCTCACCACATTCAACCATATCATTTTCATCAGGATTATCAGAAATAGTATGAAATACTTTGCATTTACAAGCCATGGCTCCCTCCTTTATTTCCTTTTCAAAGTTGGTCTTGCTTTCAGCAATCGGAAAAAGGTATCTAAATCCATAACAGCTACTGGTTCACTTCCTGATCTTTTAGCAACAAGTAGCCAATCAGTACCAGTTATCTTGTTACCTTTCGCCTGGTCTATCCAGTCATGTATTGACCAAGACTCCTGGGCTTTGCATTCAATGGAAAATTTGAATCTTTCCTTTGCTTCTCCTATCAGTTTAACATCGGTACCAGACTGTCCCATCTCCCTTGACTGGATAAGTTCATCCTTACCATGAGGAATTCCCAGTAAATCAGATACCTTCTGTGCCACCAGTTGCTGCAATCTTCTCCCCTTCGCTTTTGCTGACGAAACGGTGATCCGCTTTTTCCCACTCATCCTTGTCTATTGCCTCCAGTTTAACTTGAAACATTCCAAAGTATCCGTCTATCACTCTCTGTGCCAATTTTGTATTACATAGAGCATACATCTTTCCTTCGGCATCCATGTATATTCCAGCTTCTTTACTGGGGTTACCGTATTCGTCATTCAGATCAGGATCAGCCACTACGTAAGAGAACATATCCTACTCCTGTTAAAGAAATTTTCCCACCGTTGCATTCCCAATTTTGTCTTATACGAATCTATCCAATATTCATCAGCAACTTTCATCAGGTTATCCATATTGAATTCATCTTTTTTCAGTTCAAATTCTGGAGTACCTGGAAATGGAAGTCTAACCAATTTCTTATTCCTTTCAATAATATCTTTACCTGCCAATATTGCCTGATACGTTTTGTGTGTGGGTTTCAGAATACCAAGTAGCCATTTAATAGCAGTAGTTTCCCTTACTCCTGGTATTCCAGGTACTTCATCAGAAGTACAACCACCAATTGATTTTACATTAACCCATTGATCAACAGGTATACAATAATGTAAATTAAATTTCTCTGGTGTCCATAAAACTTCTGTTCTTGGTTTATACATATCAGCATATCCCAACATCTGGAACAAATCTTCATCATCTGTAACCATTAAACAATCTTCATATCCAATAACTATATCAGCCATTATATCATCAGCTTCTAATCCATCAACTGAAAAAGAATTTCTGAATCCTATAGATGGAATAATTTCCTGTTGAAGTCTAATAATCTGTTGTATCATGGACTGGTAAAAAGCCCTTTCATCTTCCGTACTATCTTTCTTTTTCAGTCTACGCTTTAACTTATACTCTGGAAATATCTCTTCCCGTTTTGATCCTTTGCTATCCCAACAAAATACAAATCTATTGGTTTTGAACTGTTCTGATAAGTGTAGTAGCTGATTCAAAAATCCATAGATAACGCTTGTCTCTATCTCACTGGTCCTCAATCCTTTCAGGGAATAGGCATCAGCATAGCAGAGACTTGAACAATCGATTACCAGTCGTTTATATTTCATTTCCGCTCAATCCTTCTCGCTATTATTTCAAGCGCGAGTAATTTATCGGCTATAGTTGCATCGGGTTTATCACAGTCTTGTATAATGGCACGATCCATATCAGAAAGATTACACGTGACTTCCATAAATTCAAAAGCAGTAAATTTTAAAGTATATATTCTTTCCATTGAAAAAGGTTCTTCTACCACGGATAGTTCCATATTTTCTCCAATAAAAATGGCCTGTATTGGCTTAGTTAGGGCTTCACCTTGTTTCTATCTGGTATTATCGATATGCCAGATTTCAAGTTCGTTACCAAGAGTTTACCAGATTCTTTTCAGAATCCTTAGCTCGCCTTTCGGTCTACAGGCCAAACTTTATATTACTCTTTTGTGGACAACTTTCGGTATTCCTTACCGAGTACCGCTATTTCTTTTGTCAACTGCCTTGCTCTCTTGTACGCGGCTTTGCTTTGGCGACCATTGAGTTCTGCCAACAATTCAGTACACTTCTCTGTCAAACTTTCTTTTACTTCTGCAAATTCAGCCATCTTTAAAATCTCCTTTTCTTTTTACGGTTTACTTTAAATAGAGCTTCATTCTGCTCCCACACATCAATAACCATTTCTCGTAACTCTGCTTCAAGGTCGTTTTCCTCAATGTATTCCACGGCTCTGTCCAAGGAAGTATAGGTTTTATCAACACAATCGTAAACCGTTCCCTTAGTCATGTCCTTATAATACTGAAGATTGCCACGTATATCATCTATACCAATACCGAACATCAAGTACATAGGCACTGTTCTAAATGGATCATCAATTGAACTCTTTTTTACAAACAGATTGGAAATAATACCAACGTCCTTTTTAATTTCTACACCATGTTCATTCTTCTTTACTTTTCTAATTACCTCTTTTTGGTTACAGGCAATTCGCAAAGAAGAATGAAATGGTACAGCATGTCCACCAGGAGTAGTAACACCAAATTCACCATCCCTAATCTGGTTAGTAAATACTACCAATTTATGCTCATGGGCAATTATTCTTGCAGTCTTACGGCACAGTTCCGATAACTCCTTTGCCTTACGTTGACCACGTTTATCACCATCATCCATTTCCATTGCAGTAGACAAGGCAGCAATAGAATCAGCACCGAGAAGGTTTATTACATCTGGGTTTTTAGGTTCCCATCCCATTATAATACCTTCCAGTCCTAATTCCGTTACTTTCCCCTTTGCATCTTTCCTATCACCTACTGTATTAGGACGATAGTAATGGTCTCTTGGAAGTTCCAGTCCAGTTATCCTTGTGTACTCCCGATCAAGTCTTGCTTCAGGATCACAGATATGAACCTCACCACCTTTTGCTTGTACAGATGCACCAATTTCTGTAAGAATAGCAGTCTTACCAGAACCTGATCCCCCAAACAATTCTACCATAATGCCACCAGGCATACCCCCTCCCCTGACCCTGCCACCAGAAATGGCAAGGTCAAGGAGGGTGACACCAGTAGAGACAAGGATAGAAGTATCTATTGGGATTTTGTCCTCTTCCCGTTCTGAAACTGCATCAGTATAATCTTCCGCAGTAATAGAAACTTCTTTTCTCTTTAGTGTCGCCATTGTTTAATCCCTTCTTCTTAAACGTCTGGTAGGGGGAGGTTCATCCGCTTTCTTCTCTGGTTCAGGTTCAGGTTCCTGACGACGGTTACGCCGAGGTTCTGGTTCCTCTTCTTTCTTTTTTTCTGGTTCTTCGTTCAACCCACCAGATTCCTCTTCAGTTCTGCGACCTCTACGTGGAGGTGGTTCCTCTTCCTGTTTTGAAGTTTCCCTTTCCTTACGTGGTTCAGGTTCTTCCTTCTCGGAATCTTCACCTCTACGGCGACTACGAACAGGTAATTCTGGTTCGTCGTCCTCGTCGGACACACCAGAAAGAACTGCTTTTGCTATAAGCTTCAGGTCTTCCACTTCAGGTTTAACCAGGTAATCTTCAATAGTGTATGCCTGGTCAAGAATTTCATCAGCAATTGGTTCTGGTCGATCTTCAAACACGATACCCGTAAGTTTCTTACCTTTATTCTTACCAGCAATGGTAAAGGTAATAGTCTTACCACGGTCAGGATCAGAATATGGAATCCTTTCACCAGTACGCTTATTCTTTGCAGTCTCTTTGAACGGGCCTTCTGCAAGGTAGGAACTGGCTTCCCAAATCTGAACACCATTCTGTTCCTGATTGTCAGTGTATACGACAACATTGTACAGGCACCTCTGGCTACCCTTCAGTGCTTCAACCACTTTCTTCCTGGGATTATCCTTTGCCATCTCTTCTGATTTTGCATCACAGAGAGGGCAGTCTTCTCCGTAATTACGGAGACAAATATAATCCCCTTTCTCTGGTCCTACGTGTTTATGCACCCAAATCTCAACCTTGTATACAGGTTTCCCTTTCGGATAGTTTGGATGATTCTCTGAAGATATCCAGGGAATAACATCCAGTGCGTGATCACCTTCTTTATCCTTCCAGAAATTCAGATCAGTATCTTTGACGAAAATGGTGATATAATTGCCACCAACTGTCTCGTCTGTTCTGTTCTTCAGTTCCTCGTGGTACCCTTCCTGACTACGGAATTTGGATACTTTACCCATTCTTCTGCCTCCTTTTCATTCTTGGATTCGATTCCAATTCTTTAACACTTTCAGCATCCACTACTTTTTTCTCGAACTGTTCTCCATCAGTCTTACTGACATGGGGATCAGCCCAGTAACCAGAAACATATAACTTAACAATAAGTTCCAGAGCAGTCTTCTTCTGCTCCATTGCCCACTTACTTCCTTCAAGGGTATTTACCTGATAACAGGTTTCCAGATATTCTTCCATTTTCTTTACAACTCTGGAATCCTGAATAACTGTATTGATTATTGCTGTCTCAGTGGGTCTTGTTGATTCAAAACCATACTCAGAAGGATCCGCCCTTATTTCCGAATCTACTTCCGCTTTCAGTACCGCTAATTCCTCCTTGCATTTATCCCGATTGAATACTGCGGAAGCCAAGTTGTCGCTGTATTCCTTATACAGTTCTGCTTGACGAATACATTCCATATCCAAATTGAGTTTATCAATCCGAAAATCATTCATTCGATCTGCCATAACTTCTCCTATGGTTAAATAGAATACCCCTCCCTGAAAGTATAAGTTTACTTTACTATCCTGATAGAATCAATCATTTTCTGCTATATTCCGTAAATACAGTAAAGCAAGAGAGGATCAGACCCGCCTTACCACTATCAAAATAGTTTTCAGAAAATGCTTCCAGAATCATAGCGGATTTCATATCCCCTTTATCCAATAGAACCTTGGAAAACCATCCCTGAATACTTCTCCTTGCTGCTTCTGGGTCTGAATCAAGATCAGTTATAATCTTCGATAGAATCTTCCACGGTTTCTCTTCCATCATAGCCATACATAAGTCACGTACCGAAGTTTCACAACTTATGGTTTTCTCTATCATATCCAGAGCATCTTCTTCTTTCTCGATATCGATAACCTGGTCTAATAACTTTACTGCTTCTCTTGCAGAACCACCACATGCCATACTGATAGCTTTCAGAACCGAATTAGGAACGGCTACCTTCTCCGCTTCTGCTATATCTTTAACTAAAGAGTAAGCAGTGTTAGACGGTAACGACTTCATGTTTACTGCAACACATCTGGTTTTGATTGCTGGAATAATCTTTTCTGGATTTGTTGTAGCTAGAAAAAAGAATGTATACTTTGGTGAATCTTCAAGCATTTTAAGCATAGCATTCTGTGCTGCCGACGATATCATATGGCTTTCGTCGAGTAAGATAACCTTTACTTTTCCCCCCATAGGGGATAATCTGGAAGTAGCATTTATCTCCCTTATGGTATCGATACCATTTGTATTTGCTGCATTGTATTCATGGTAATCAGTATCAGCACATTCCAATATTCTAGCAATGATCCTGACCATTGTAGTCTTGCCACAACCACTTGCCCCTGTAAATAACCATGCTTTGGGCACGTTTTTAAAGTCCCTGTCTAGCATTGATTCAACTGATTTAATGGCAGCATCATTGCCATATACTTCATCGAAATATTCTGGTCTGTACTTCAACGGTAAACTGTTACTCATCCAAAGCCTCCTTTATTTCGGTAAATAGAGATTCCCTTATTTCCTTATGTTCCAGTGATTCGTTTTCTTCAAAGGAATTCTGCAACATATTCAATAACCATTTTGCTTCATATTCTTTAAGATCAAGTTCAATACGGGTTACTTGCTTCTTTCTTGCTATAGCCATGGTTTGTTACCGTAAAAGAAGTTTATTTTACTGGCACCACAATCGTGACAGTCCCACCAACCTACTGTTATAATAGCATTACTATCGGTAGTTATGTTCTCTACGTAGTGCTGCTTCCGTCTATGAATACCAATACGACATAAAAGAAAGAACCAGATTTTCTTTATGAATGATCGGCTTTCCACTCTTCCCATTTAATCCTCCTTATATGAATATTAAGCAGTTTCCGAATAGCATAGGCGTGTATATCCATTTGAATAAAAATAAATATAAATAAAAGGGAAGTAAACAATCCAGTTTCTTGGTAACAAGTATACACCATATAAAAAATAAATATCCATCTAAGAGCAAAAGAAATTGGGCTTTCCATTACTTCTTTGGTTTCGGTACCCATATATCCCCCGATTTTACATATTTAGATAACCCTGCAAAATTACCATTTACCTTTGACAATTCCACATCAATTTTGAAAGGGACGTTGATCCATTCAAATTCCTTTAGCACTCTCTTAGAACATACTTCATTCATCTCCGTCAATAAGTAATCACGTTCCTCTGGGTACCACTGAAACACCAAAGAATCATGAATCTGACCACAAAGGTATGACCGTAATTTCTCTTTCTTGATAAACTCCTGTATACGGTTGATAGACCACAGCAGGATATGAAACGCTGTTCCCTGTATGGGGTAATTGGTTGTCTGCTTTCTGTCCAGTAGACCATAAAATCTGAAACCTAAATACGTTTCCACGTAACCGTACTTAATATAGAAATCGTTTACTTCTTTCTTCCATGCAGTATAAACTTTAAACCGTTCATTCCACATTTTCTCTTCCGCTTTCTTACAATGCTTGAGGAAATCGTCTACATTATGGATTCCTTTATCGTGCATGTGTTCCACTAATGGGGTACCATTTCGTAGAACAAATTTCTCTTTCTCGATAGCAGTTTCCCATAACTGTGGACCACAACTTCCCCAGTAATCACCGTAGAACTGAGGGAATGTCCATTGATTCTTTATATAGAATCTGATCTTTCCATCTTCATCCAGATTCTCTTTACGAACCTGCCAAATATCACAAGCATTGTCCCTATGCATATCAGACCCATCAACAGTCAGGTATGCAATAAAGTTTGGATCTTTATGATACGCTGCCGATGTACAAACCTCAACTCCGGAAAAGTCAATCTCACCAATACCACAGTCAGGTTCGGTTACAATCCCAGTTCTTGTTATCTTCTTAGCGTAGTCATCCCTCTTGGGAATATTTTGGAAATTCGGTTGGGTGCTACTTGAGCGGTAACTCCTTGCAATTGTTAAGTTAAAAAACGGATGAATCTTTCCATTAACCTCTTCTCTTGCAAACTGGGACAGGTATGTATCCCGTACTTTCAGCAATTTCCTTAAAGATAAAATATCTTCACATATGGGTAAACCAATATCCTTCAGTGCCTTTTCATCTAAAGAGATATTACCACCATCAGTAGTTCCCAGTTTCTTAGCATCCAGTTTCATCACTTCAAAGAACAGTCTCTTCAGATCGGCTGGCTTTGAATGCTCAAATTTCTTTCGATACAGATTGGTAAACTTCTTTACATACGGTTCATTGGCTATCTTCTCTTCTAAATCCTGGATCTTACCAGTTACTTCCTCTTCTGCCTTTACATAATATTCTGCATTTATCGGAATACCATTCTCTTGCATAGTGCATAAAGTTCTGGCACTTTCAGTAAACAGGATGCGAGGGTAATATTTCTTCTTAGAATCAAGTTGCCGATATTCTTCGTCCTCGTCATCGCTTAGTTTAAGGGTAAGATAGGCGTCAGCCCCTACATACAGCAATTGATCGTACAGGGGCATTTCCCGCATTCTGTTGAGTTCCTTTGCCCCTTGCCTGTCAGCTTCAATATACTTGTCGGCTTTTTTATCATAATCCCTGATCCCCCATTTAAGGAAACAAAGTTCCTTTAATCCTTTGGCCCCTGTTCTATGATCCAGAAGATGCTGATTTATATTGGTGCATTGCAACCATCCATTAACAGTGCAATCAAGAATAGTTTCTAACCACATTGTGTCAAATTGCAACTTGTGGGCGATCTTTTTGATATCTTCTCTTTCCAGATATTCCACAAGTAACTCAACAATATTGTTGTAGGCTTGATCGGAAAAAGTAACTTCACTATGGTCAAGTGGAAAAGCTATTGTTCCCTTTCTGGTAGATATACCAACAGAAGTAATGCAGTGTTTTTCATACTGTGGTTTTAAACCAGTTCCTTCAATATCAATTGAGGAAACGAAATCAGAATCGGATAACAGGTCTTCCAGTCCATTTATAATATCCTTGTACTCTATTAGGACTTTTACATTCTCAAATGGATTTACCTTTACCAATTCTTTCTTCTGTTTTATCTCAGCCATAACAAACTTAACCAGTCTGCCGAAATAAGCTTTCTGATTCTCTGTCTTCATCTTGCCTGGGTTCAGCATAGGCAAAACCCAGGCACCATATTCATGTACAGGAATGGCCCTCATAACCAGAGTTTCAAGTGCTGGGGTTTTCCTGCCTATCTTACCAAGAACAGCTTTTGTTGCAGCATTCCCAACAGTTAAAATATACTTAGGTTTTAGTTCCTTGATCTTGTCTATCAGATTCGGTTTGCATTTCAGTATATGGTCATCTTTTATTTCCCCTTTACTGTAGCAGGAGACAGCAGATGTTTTCCAGAAATTGTTCTCCAGGTTCACTCCTACACTGGAAAAGAATTCTTTCATGGTATCCATTGTTTCCCCTGAGAAACCAAATCCTTTACTGTCTTCAATAGCAGAAGGTTTACCAGTAATGATCAAAGCATTCAATCTACCATTACCGTAATGTTTTGAGAATGGTGATTTACAAATAGTGTGAAGCCCACAGGAATCACAATCCTCACTGATGGCAGGCCCATCATTCCAGAAACTTTTAATCTTCATTAATTCACCTTGGGAAAGTCCACATTAGTTTTGTCTATCTAAAACCATCATCACATCGTTTAACGGAACAGAAAGTACATTACCCTAACTTCCCATCAATATACTGTTTTGCAGATGAATTTATATCACAGTCCTGGAAACCCAGACACTGTTCAGCCGCGAATCGGTGATAACAGGCTTCCAGAAAATCTGTAAATAGACCAAGGTATTTACACATTCCATTAACCATTACCTGTGCTTGCCATTTATTATATGTTTTGTTCCATGTAACTCCTTTTATACCGCTAAAATTATTTTTATTTATACCACTATTTCTCATTTGGCATTGATGAGAGGCCTCCCGTAAATTATTTCTCCTATTGTTATCTCTTACTCTATCAATATGATCCACTGTATATTCTGATAAATAACCATCCGTATAAAGTATAGCAAGACAATGAGCCATATAGTATCTTCCATATATTCCTATACGAATATAACCATATTCGGTACAAGTTCCCGCAACATTGCCAATTTTATGGCCACGGCCACGACCATCTGTCTTCCACGTAAATATCCCAGTACCTGGATCATAGTGAAGTATTTCTTTTAACTCTGCTTGGGTAATCATTTCTACCTTAGAAAAGTCGGTCGATTATCTCAATCAGGTAAGCCGAGTTTACCTTCTCTGGATCTTTCTCTTTCAACTTACCGATAACTTCCAGAAAGTAAGCACAGTCCACACCAGTAAGCTGATCCTGCAATACTTCTATTTTGGTTAAATCCAGTTCTGATATCTGCATACAGATTTTCAGAAGTTGACCAGCATTAATGGTAAAATTACGTTTAATAAACTTACGGACACGAAAGATAGAACATATCGGATATTTGCTGCCAACATAAATCAATTCTCTGGAAAGCAGACAAGCTAATGCTTCTTTCTTCAGTTCCAGTTTATCGTCCCAACTTGTCCAGTAATTTGTACAGTGCATGAAATCATAATACTTGTGGATCTCTTCAGGTTCCCCAAAGAAACGGAACACCATCTGAATCTTCCCACTCAGGGTAATTGCATTTGTACTCAGGAAGACAGGTTTGTACTGTGTATCGGTATCTTCCGCTTGATCCTCAATCTTCTCCGATACCTCTTCAAACTTATCTTCAATCTCTCCTGGATCTTGCATTACATCTGATACATAATTGGAAGCATTCTGTTCCGGTGATCCTTCAAAATATTCATACGGTTTTTCTGTACCATCAGCACTTGCAATACCAGCAGACTTAACCACTATCTTTACCCTGTCTTCTCTAGTATCTACAGATATTTTACATGGAATCCCTTCCCTGTTCTTAATGGAAAACAATCCAATGTAATACTCGGCAATCTCTTTTGCCGCCAACTGTGAGCGAAAATATACATCGTAGTCATTTACCTTTTCTCCCAACAGCATATTGGCTATGCAACCACCAGTTACTATTGTATTCTCTTCTGCAATCTTACGGATTCTTTCATCTGCAATGGACTTCAGCCAACTGTCAATCTTCTTTCGCAGCACTGTCTTGATGGTTTTTGTTTTCATACCGTTTCTCCAGTTTGCATTTTTCACAGATTAAATGTTCAGGTTGTATATTTGGATAAGCCTGAACCCAGATATTTTTACCACAATATGAACACCAGAATACTTCAGGTTCAATATAATTCATATTATTTCCATATCAGAACGGGACGTCGCTACCTGTTCCAGTATATACTTCCTCTTTCTCTTCCTTACCTTCAGGCAGAACCATTACATGAGTAAAGTTCTTTGAAGAAAAGGATGCCATGTTACTGGTATAGTTTATACCGATAATATTCGTTTTCGATAACACACTGTTCAGCAACGTGGGACTGATAAGGAATGTTAGGTCAGTTTGGCTTTCGGGAAAAGGAATCTTCTTCTTTACCGAACAGCCCTGCTTATCCGTTTTACAGATAATTTCCTTACCTTTTATTTCCACTTCCATAAACTTGTAAATATCAGTCTCCCCTGAAGAAAGCTTACCAAATTCAGAAAGGATATTTGCTATCTGAATCGGTAATGCCACTTCTACTTCTGCCTTTGCCCTATCCATTATCTTAGGAACATCTGGAAAGGTTCCCTTGATAACCGATATAGAAAAGAAAACATCGTTCTCATCGATAAAATGAGCCCAGCCATTGTCAAGTACATAATAGACAGGGGCAAAGGATAAGAGAGAATTAACTGAAGATACTGGTAAAAGCATCTCATCCATTACGGAATCCATTATGTATTCTGAACACCTGTAACCATCAGTAGATTCAACTGCTTCATCAATTACATGAATGCAGAAGGAATTATGGGAACAGGATACATCTTTCCCTACACTGAAACGGCAATCGTTCAATGCCTGAATGAATTCTTTGGCTGTCTTCTTGTAATCCTCTTTGGTGAACTTACCAATATCAAGGTACTTAATGGTCTTAACAACATTGTCTTCGTAAACATCGGTAGACAGTTCTGCTTCTACGTCACTGGATTTAATCTTTAACATGTTTTTGTCAACCGTTAAAGTTACTTCCTTATCTTCCACTGTCTTCAGAATATTCAACAGGTCTTCTGCTGGAACAGAACATTCCAGATCAAGATCGACAGGGTGGGAAATAAATATCTTTCCATTGAAAGTGGAGATTGCACCACCATAAAACACTACGTGATCATACTGGGATACTACTGCTTTCCTCTCTACTGCAACCATGAGAAGATTGACTATCCGTACCAATTCCTTTGTCTCCATTTAATTCCTCCATGACAGTTATTATGTTCCGTGCATCTTTCTCGTAATAGAAAGTTGCAAGTCTATTGTATCGATTATATAAGGAAATCATCTGTTCCGCTAGTTTTTTCTCGGACTCTACAGTATTGCTAAAGTGGAATCCTCCCGCGAGGTAAAGAATCAAAACTCCCCTCCTTTGTAACCGTTAAGCTTTAACAGAAGTATCTGTACCACTAGCACTACTACCACTATCAGAAGTATTGTCATTGAATTTTATCCTTACAATATTAGAAAGTATTCCAGTTATTTTCCTTTTGAGAAACAGAACTAATGGTTCCCAGTCATCCTTTTCATCATCATATTCCCGTTCATCCATATCAGTATCCCATATAGGGATATCCAGAAAACTTATTGAGATAGTTTCCCCATCAGTAAGAAGGTAAAGTTTACTGTAAGTAATGGCATTAGACCAATCATCAAAATCCTTTGCTTCTACTGGAGGTTCTACAAAACAGCCAAACATACTTTCATTTATCTCTTGTACGGCTTTGTACACTTCTATAAGATCGGCTGACATAATTTCTCCTTTAAAACATCCTTTTCATTTTCGGTTTATACGACCAAGGCCATTCAGGTATAGCCTTCTCCATCTGTAGGTAAAAATCTAAGTTAAAGTAATCCCGGATAGTCCCATTAGATACAACCCCAGGTTCAATTACCCGCTCAATCAAAACCTTCTCCTTGCCAGTAAACTTTTCCCCTTCCTGTAACTCATACCCTTTCAGAACTGGAACAAGATCAATCTTGCCTACAGCAAACCCTCTGGAAACAATGTATTCATATATCCATTTTCTGACAGATGGTGCCACATTCCGTATATGCTTTCCTTCAACTTGTACAGTAGTAGACCTTTCCGTTATATAGATTGAATAAGGTGGTGACAGGTAATCTGGTTTCCCACCATGTTTCATTCGAGGAATAATTATTATCCCATATCTACCGTAATGTATACCACTGGCTGTGTCACAACTCGCCCAAGGGTATTTGGTAATTAATAATGGACTTGCAAGTCCTAACCCATGAACCTTACTGACAGGCATATATGTTGGGGCAGGGCAAATCTTTTCCCAGCATCTGTCAAGAAATCTTTCCCTTGACTGCTCTGATACTCCCCCTGCCATTCCGCCTAATGCAAAGTATCGGTAATCGCTTATGCACCTGTCTAAGTATCTTTCTTCGTCTTCAACATGAAATACTGGCAAGGGACTAAACCCGCTCTTCTCCATTATCTCCTGATTCTTCCAGGAACCTTCAGCACTACCGATAACATCAAGGTTGAAATAGAGTTCTACTTTGTTCTCACGGATAAAATCCATGTACTTGTAAACATCTACTTCAGTGCCTTTCTGGTCGGCCGAAAATGCGCCCGAATCTAGGATGAAGTTAGTCTTTATTTGGGCTACCATAAGGATTCCCTTCAGGTTTAATTGCAATTATTTTCAAATGATAATCTTCCACGCCAAATGGTGCCCACGAATGAACCCTATATCCCTCATTTCGTAACCACCTTTCAGCAAGTCTCGGTGTCCATATTGACTGGTGCCCACGAATGAATCCCATATCCTCAAATGTAGGATCAAGAAACTCATTATTTATATTACGGATATTATCCACATATTCTAAACTACCTTTGGGTACTGCTTCATTCTGTATTAAATCTTTCGCTAATTTCAAAAAGTTTGGAACAATAATCTTCAGGGTGCCATTATCTTTAAGAAAGCGATACAGGCAAAATAATGTATTTGGAATAAGATCATAGTGTAAATGTTCCATAACCATAATCGCATCTATACTCTCAAAGTGATTACTGGGCAGAGCATGTGGTGAAACAATTTTCCCTTCCAGTATCCAGGTATCTTTTAAATGAGAATAGTCGAAATCCTGGTCTATGTGTGCATCAACATTACACCACCCTTCCTTTATATCAGAACCACAACCAAAGTTTAATTTAAGAGGACATTTACCATCAGCATGTACTGTATCCATTTATTTCTCCCACTGTTCAATGTTTATTGCCTTGTCGCAGATATACAAGTCAAAGAATGGTTTACCAAACTTTAATTCATGGTACTTTACTGCATGAGCCTCCAGCCAAAATTCTGTTTTTCTCCTGTCAATAGATAAACGGGAAGTCCAAAACACTACATGAACTACTCCAGAATCATAAAGGGTGTTTATCTTGTCGATAACTTCCAATCGTGGGGTTCTCTTCAGATAATCCCACCCTTCAGTTTCAACAGTAATAGTACCATCAATGTCAAAGAAGAAAACCTTCTTGTCTCTCGGTGTGTTGTACAGTTTTTCTCTGTCCATTCAGCCACTCCACATAATTAAGAATACTTTCGTTTCTTTCTGAAACGTAAACCCCTTCCAATGCCCTATTGGTATAATACGATATCAGTTTATTGAATTCAAATGGACGTTTTATACCATTAGCAAATAAGGCACAGTTCTTTCGGAAACATGCTTCACATGCCATGCACTCCTTACCAATATCAGAATAACAAGAACAGGTACATTTCAGAATGTATTCGGCATGTCCATTATCAGCCAGAAACCATCGGATAATATCTTCCTTCATCATACCCCAGAAAGGGGAAAGCACCTGTACTGGTTTCTTACCAATAGCAGTAAGGCAATCAGACATTACAGCAAAGGCCATTTCATTCTTGTCTTCTACCATATCATCTTTCAGTCCTGCCATATATACGGTGTCCCCGTACTGAGAAGCCCTTGAAGCAAACAGCAAGTTTCTATGGGGAATGTAGATACTGGTCTCTGGAAATTTCAGGGAGTTATCCTCAATGAATGGTATTCCCAGATTCATTAAAGCTCTCTTCTCTTTTGCAGCATAAGGAACACCTGTATTGAAGTACACTGCTGTGGGTTTGTTCAGGTAATACCAAGCAATAACGGAGTCAACTCCACCAGAAATACATAAGACCCGTGATTTACTGTACTGGTCTTGTATATCTGCCATTCCCCATTCAATATTACTCTGATCTTCTTCCCTCATAGCAATAGCTCCGGTTTATTTTCCTTAATCCATTTTATAATAACGGATAAATCGGCATTAGTCCATTCGTAACCCATATCACAGGAGATTGCTAATCTCCAATTTTTACCATCAGTGGTTATTGATACAGTTTCATGTTTATCGGTTGCCTCTGGTATATTCCACTGTTCTGTAACTGCATCATCATCCCAGTCTTCATACATATTACACCCCATGAATGTAATCGGAAAGTTTACCATGCCCTGCTTTAATAAAGTGGGCATCAATATGTGTGTTCCAGCAACAATGGCAATCATTCTTCTGTATCTGTTCTCTGAATACAAGGATACACTTAGGCCACCAAGTATCTAAATCATGATGAAATTTGAACTCTCTGGTAACATGGAAATCGTCACACGGTAAAACGGTACCGTCACAGTCAATTGTCAACCATGATGGAAATACAGTACCGCCACATGCACAGCACCAACTATAAATATCAGGGGAATTACCATACATATACTGAAGCATTTTCACAAAGTTATCAGAGTTATGGACAAGGAATCCATTCTTACTCATATCATTAACCAGTTCCAGTACTTCAAACAGTTTGCCTAATTGCTCAGGCTGAAACATTAGATTACCAGCCTTACCCCTACACTTTGATCCGGGCTGTCCACGATCTTCATGAATCATATCGTAGAATGTCCATATACCAAGATCACTCATATGTTGAACCATTGCAGGTAACAGGTGAAAGTTCTTTGCTGTCAAAGTGGTTATAGCCGCTGCATCCCGTATATCGGGAAATGTCTTCCAGTACTTCAAAGACTTTAAAGCAGCATCTCTTTTCTTTGCGGAACTCATATCGTATGCCAGTATATCATACGACATGGACAGGCTTTTACCACCAGCCTTATGCAGTTCTTTCAACTTGTTATGAAAATCTGGAATACGTGTACCAGAAGTAATTACCGTAGTATGGATACCAATAGATTCAGCGTAGGGCAAAACTACTTTCAGTTTGTTGAACTCAAGTAACGGTTCTGCTCCGTAGAAAGCACCGAAAGAACATCCCAATTCTTTCAAGTTATCAAACCCCTTTTTCCATTCCTCAATGGTCAGGGAGTTACTTTGTCCAGTTACCATAGAACAATGCTTACAAGCAAGGTTACATTTTCTGCTGAACAGTATTTCGGCTTTCACCAAGTTCATTTGCATCAATCCTTTTTAAGAAGAAAAGAACGAATATCGGCTACCCAATCATTCATATAATAGTCTTCAGGTATCCAAGGAGATTCAGCTACTGCCTGTTTAATTGATTCCCAAGCTTCTTTTTCTACATCAATAAAAATTGTACCACTTTTTAATTCCTCTCCTTCCAGTATAACATCTAACACTTTCTGGGCGTATGGTTCGTTCCAGTTGCAGACAATATACTCATTATGTGGTGGTATGAGATTAGCCACTCTACGTACTTTTATCTCGTAAACTATTTTATCCAACGTATCTCTTTCTTCCTCAGAAAGATACTTGGTAACGTCATCCCTCTTTATGACAATATGGGTATTCCGTTTTATATCTACCATATTTTACCCCCTGTTACAAGTAGGCATAGGACCACCAAGACGCTTAACTGGCTCTTGTTCCTTTTTCTGTAATACCTTAATTTGTGGATCAGGAAACCACTGCCAGTTAACAGGGGAACCATCTTTCATTGCTTCGCTTTGGACCCCTATACGAAAACAACCTGTCAGAAATTTGGCAATACCAACAACCTTTCCTTTGAAACCTGTAACGGTGTCTTCTACCAAATCCATAAAAGAAATATCTGGTTTATCTGTAATCAGCATTTTAATGGTTTGTTTCTCAACTATTTCCAATTCTACTTCATCAAAAGACTGCTCCATAACAGGAATACCATTATGAAGTTCTTTAGATCGTACCCCAATTCGTGGGGAAGAATACAGATAAGAATTAATGGTAGTAACTACACCAGTATAACCAGTAATCCTATCTTTGACAGTATCCCCTAATTCAATTACTTGATCAGTCATGGTTAAACTCCTTTTACAGTATCAAAATGGTATATAAAACGGTCAACTTGCTCCAGCGGAAAAACAACTATATCATCCCCTTCCCAAAAACTTATTAGTGTTTCGTGTTCCCCAGTAGGGGCCATAGTACAGTCTTTTCTTTCAAAGAAATCCCCATTTTTTAGATAAACACTTACTGTAATACTATCTGAATTTTCTGGTACCCTAACCATTTCAATCTCCATTTGCAATAAGGTGGAAAAACTCTTCCCTTGTTTCTGGATTTGTCTTGAACGATCCCCGCATTTCCGAAGTTTTGAATACAGAATTCATCTGTTTGATTCCACGAATACGCATACAGTCATGCCTACCATTTACCACTACTGCAACACCGTCAGCTTCAGTTAATCCTTCAATAGATGAAGCAATATGGTTAGTAAGGTCTTCTTGCAGAACCGCTCTTTTACAGAGAATATCAGCAAGTCTGGCAAGTTTAGATGCACCAAGTAATTTACCATTCTCTGAAGGAATATACCCTATAGTGATATCATACAGTACTGGCAGTAAATGATGTGGGCACCATGATACTACTTCAATTCCGGTACAGAAAACCATTCCCCTGTACCCTTTTGTTGGGAAGGACACACTGAGAATTTCTTCCATCTGTTGTTCTATTTCTGCCGGTAACATGAAGAAAGAAGAAAACGCCCTGGCAAATCGATCAGGAGTACCAGCAAAATTCGGGTCTAATTGAGATTCACCAATAGCTTCAATGATTAATTCTGCCGCTTTCTTCAGCAAAATGTAATCAACCTTTGATGTTACTTTAGAAATCATTTCTTTTCCTTTGGTAGAGTTTAAACAATGGAACCGGTAACTAATGTACCGGTTCCATTGTAATCAGACTGACTTCATTTACTGCTACTCTTTTGCGGCTTCAGCAGACCACTTCTCTTCCTTGATCTTGTACTTGGACTTCATCGGGTCTTCCTTATTCTCGGTAATGGTCAAGGTCAGACCAAGATCGTTAACCAGATGCTTTGCATGTCCCTTTACACGGAGCATGGGAACTTCACACTTGGCCATGATATCTTCCATCGTACCACCAGCAAAGAGTTCATCATCAAGCTTACCAGATTTTGCTCCCTGAAGATGATTGTAACGGCTGCGGGCTGCACCATCATGTGGCCCCTTACGCTCTCTCTTTTCCTTGGGCTCTTTCGGTGCTTTTACCTTCTTCTCTTTGGGCTCCTTGGCTTTCTTCTCCTTCGGTGCCTTCTGAGCTACCGCCAACTCTTCCGGGGCAGGAAGGGAATTATATACTTCCACCATTGAATCAGTGAGAAGTTTCTCATCAATGTCATTCACGGCATTACAGGCTTTGATAAACTGGAGAGCCATATCATTGACATTGATTCCAACTGTCCTGATTTTGGCAACCCCTTCTACTGCCAGGTCGTTCAACTCTTTGACTGCTTTCTTCAGATTGGCGGCATTGACTTCCTTTACCTCGTTAACTTCACCCATTTTACTTCTCCTTTTTTGGTTGTATTTCTTTCTTGTCCACATTCCAGTACGCTGTTTTACAATGCGGGCATTGCCTTACATCTGCCTTTCTGGGAACCCATTCCCAACCACATTTTTTACACTTTAAAGTTTTAGTTTCAGACAACGGGAACCACCTCCTATGCTATCCCTAAAAGTTTATGTATCTGTACGTTTACAATAATGGGCCATTTGTTGTCAAGTACCAAATCACAGACTTCCTTATAAAGTTGGTTGTCAGTACAGGACACTGCCAATTTAGCTTTTGTGTCAATCGGAAAATCCTCAATAAACTGTTTTAATTTTAAAATATCATCTTGGTCAGTAACTAATAACTTGATCCAATCTTTGTTAGTCAACAGATCATAATTTTCCCGTTTCATTTGATGCTGATACTGGAACTTATAATCAACAACAAATGTGGCGTACGTAAGTAATTCTGGATCTATGGCTATTGAACCATTTGTTTCAATTTGCACCGTTCTACGGACGTTGTAAATATTATCCAATAAACACAGTGCTTCTAAAATAGCTTTGGAATGCAACAGTGGTTCACCACCAGTAAGCAGAATAGGAAAAGCTGAATTGTACATCAACTCTGCTAGTACTCGGTGATCTACAGACAGACCATGTTCAAAGTCCTGTGAACCTTGAGCGTCACACCAGGGACATTCCATATTACATCCCTGGGTACGTATTAAAAGGATCGGAGAACCTTGGACTATGTGTCCCACTTCACCACTAAATGTGTATTGAACTTCCCTTAATAGGATTGGCATAATGTTCCTCTGGATAAATTGAATATCCATTTTGAATTTAATTGCATCTCCGGTTAACCACGGCATACCAAATAGATTATCTTTTATATGCATATATGGATATGGTTTAATTTCTGGAAGAGTATGTTCCCATGTATTACTCCAGGAATCTACCATACTTTTACCATCCCAGTAAGTAGCATGGTGTCCTATTTTTTCATTCACCATTTTCATCACCACTAGGTAAACAATACCCTGTAATGTTCCAACCTGGATTATCTTCTCTAATTTTTCTCCTTATTTCCTTATGGGTATTGTCATCATCCCAATCCCCCATTATTTTTATTTTACCATTTCTGTAAATAAATCCCTTTTTCTGAACCTTGTTAATGCCATAGTTTATATTTAACTCATTCGTAGTATTCTGCATAGCCAGTATCCGTTTCATGTATTCTTACTTTTAAAGTGAAACCATTGGGAACACATTCTTTTACCCGATCGTAAATATCTTTACACATATTCTCGGCAGTAGGGTTAAACGGAACAACAACAAAAGAGTCGTGGAATGTTCCCAGTAACTCAATGCCTTTGTAGGAATCACTTGATACCAAACATCTATGATCCCAACAGTCTATCATGTAACCAATGTTATTTTTCATCAACTTGAAATCAACTACCATACCGTCAGCATTCAACTCTTCAGTAGAAATAAATATTTCCACACGATACGAGTGGCCATGAATTCTTTGGCAGACTTTGGAGAATGACCTTGACAGTATGTGGGCTCCTTCCAACTTAAACACTTTCCGTATTGTGTACATCATTCCTCCAAATATTATTTACCAAAGTCCATGAAAGCTGATGCTAAAAAAGTAGGCAGAATTAAACCAACACCATACATAACTTCTGCCTTATAGCTTGGTTCAAAATCACAACTGACAAACCGTACTGCATTTCTAACATAAGTACCGAAAACAAATATAGCTACCAATAGCATACTTATAAAGTACCAATTAAATGTATTCCGAAACTTTGCCATATGCCCTCCTGCAATTGGATTGAACTACTCTTACCTATAAGTTTACTAATACGTTTACCTATTGTCAATAAAATTATTTAATAGTACCAACTATTGCCGTTCATTTTACATTTTACAACAATCAAGACAAGCAATGTACCGAGAGAAGTCGTTCAGCACTCGGACGTCCCGTCCAGGTATCTTCGCATTTCTGAAATAGAATGCCCTTAACCTTTGGGTATTCCATTCGTACTCGTCAAAGTCCCCACCTTTATACTGGTTAATCGTAACAACACCAGAACACACCATAAACTTACTTGCATCTTCCCCTACATCGGAAGTCTCTATCCATTCCTTACCCCACCCACCCCTGTTCGTCTGACTAGCAGTCCAAACAAGGTATCCCTGCTTGGCAAGAGTAGCTAAGTCCAACCACACACTACCTATCTCATGTCTCTTTTCATGATACCGAGAACTTGCAGCAATATTATCAGCTTGATCAATAATTATTACATCTGGAATAAACCCTTCTGATAACCGTAACCGTAACAGTTGGTTCTTTACATCTTCTGAAGTTACATGACCAGATTCACCAGGAAACATTTTGATATTGTCACCGAATTGTCTTAACCATGTAATCTGTTCCTTCTTCAATGAGTTAATGGAATTGATTACACCAATCTTTGCTTCCATCTTCCATACTACAGGACTAAATTCCGGATGCCCTTTACAGAAACAGCATGGCGTCCATGCTTCTGGAACGTACTTGTCAAACGATTCAAAGTCTTCATTATTTGGACAGTCTTCCATTGCACAACTTCTGTCCCTGTTATGCTCACAATCGAATACGGATAATTCTACATCTTTGGTATCCCTGTCATGTCTTGGATCTATTTCTTTACCAGATATATTAGACATTAACCTGCCAATGTATTCTGTCTCTGTCAACTCAAACTGCCATATAGCCACTTTCAAACCTGCTTCTGCAAAGCAGACCGCAAGGTGGCCTAACCACTGAGACTTGCCTGATTTAGTTCCACCAAGAAACGTATACAGTTTGTTTGACATTTGTGGTGGAAGCACTGAGTCCAGATCATTCTTGAATCTATAGAGCAATCTATCGGCAGTCATAACTGCTTCAGCCATAGATGTATCAAATGGACTGATAGAAGAAATGATATGCCTTGTTGGATCTTTGTACCATTCATCAATCTCTTTTAAAGCTTCTTCGGTTTTGCCGCGAGCAGTCAACCCTGATATTTTATCTACCAAAGTTTCAACTGATCTAACCTCAAAATAACCATCAGTAGTGTCCTTCAATACTTCAAAGGATATTTCTCTGTAACCATATTTCTTTGCAATGTTCTTCAGCAACCTCCCGATAATGAAGGCATCATCTTCTGGTAGATCATCGATAGCCGATTCATAAAGCTCCCGCATACTGGCACCGGGGGACCGTTTATGATTACTGAAAAACTCCAGTATTAATTTTGCAATTACTTTACACTGATCACTTCGGAAGTACCGTAACTGTAACCTCTCCGCAACATAGGAAAGATATGAATTACTGGATATCATTCCGGCTATGATTAATTCCTCTGTAACATTATCCACTTCCTCTACTCGTACCAGTCCCATTAGTTTCTCCTTAAAGGACAGTTACATTGTGGAGTAAAGAAATAGGTATCGTGAAGATTTCCATCATACTTGTAAGAGATGCTGCATACTGGACAAACTATCTTGGACTCTTTTATCTTTTCCATCATAAGTTCGGCTTCTATTGCTTGAGAAACCCAAGCATTTATCTTTCTCGTCTGCTTCTCCTGTTCTGTATCATTTCCCCCTTCAGGAATAGCGGAGATTCCTTCGGGATTTAACGGCTTAGGGTTAGTGTTATCACTCATACCTGTTACCTCGAAAATTGAAATTAGGGGCATTCCCGTTAAAATATGATTTTCCCTGTAGTGCGATCATAGTCATAGCGGGACACCATTCCTTTAAAGAACTTTGTATCCATATACACGGGCTGGTGTCCCTTCTCCTTTATCCAAAGATTCTGTCGCAAGATACTCTTGACAATATTAGCGGGAAAGTATTCATTCATTGCAGGTATCCAGTTTTTATTTACCTTTCTCCTTTCGGCAAATGTCTGTTCACTGAGATTACTTATGGCTACAAAAGCTTTCTGATTCTCTGGTGTATCTTTAAACTTACCAATTAACTGTTCCCAAAATGTCTTGATCTTAATGGTGTTCTTCGGGTTTACATCAACTGTTGCTGTCTTGTAGTCGCCCAAACAGTAATTGAAAATGAAAGCGGGCAACTCTAACCGTTCACTTCCCTCAAGGAATACAGGCAGTGCCAATGCTTTACCGTTCTTCTTAGGCAATAAACCAGGATCATTCAAGCATAAACAAATTTCATCAACAAAATATTTCCAATCTTCCAGTGTCTGTCTTCCCCCTTTCCATAAAGACTGATCGAAATTTTTTGGCAATAAAGCATGTTTAATCAGTTTACCAGAGAAAAACATTTTGATTAACTGGACACAATGCAGCAAGGTTTTTGACGGGCTATCTTCATTTATGGTATGTGTAACCAGTTCCTCCTTACTGTTCCAATATTCCAGTGCGTGTTTAATATTTGCCGCTATTTCAATAGAATCCACATTCTTTTTGGTTTCCCTATATTTTCCGTTTGAATCTACAAAAGATGGTCTTATTATCTTTTTAACAAGCAATGGTTTTTCTTTCTCTTCTGGTTCTTGAGCAATATCTTTTCGGATAAACTTTTGCTTGTCAGTTGGTTTTTCTAAACTGGATTCATTAATATTTATATTAATGGGTTTTATAGTAGGAGAATAAATATTAGTAGGAGAATTGCATATACGCTCCGTACCCCCCTCCCCCCCTACGCTCCGTATCCCCCCTACCTCTGCATCTACCAATGTATCCACTTTAACTGTGAAAAAGTATTTGTTATGTTCAGGACTGTACTCGTACTCAGAGATTAAACCCATTCTCTGTAGTAAATCTCTTGCACCATGAAGCTTTCTAACCGATATCCCTGTTACTTCCATTGTCCAATTTTTTGTACAGTAAACTGAATGTGTATCTTGTTTCAGTGCTTGGGAATAGTAAAAGCTGTACAAGAAATAGGCTTCCATGTAATACGGTTCCTTTTCCCTTCCTTTTTTCTGGAATTCCTGCAAGGTAGAGTCAAAGATTGCAAATGGTTTCAATTTAGATTCTGTAACCATTGCCAGTCTCCTAATAAAATTTAACGGTTTCCAATATATTTATTACGTGATCCAATTCTTCTTTGCTGATATTAAAAGTGGTGCAGAGTATTTCATCATTCCATTCTTGTCGTTTCATTTTCCATGAACGACATTGTAGATAGATTACCATAGCTGTTAATGCCAACTCATCCCCTTCTACATACATTCTTACTATATGGTCAACCGATGACTGAGGGATAATAACAGGGATAGCCCATGGATTACTGATTCCTACCATGACCTCTTCTTTTTCCAGTTCTTCTGGAACTTCTTTCTTGATCAGCTTTGCCATTTGTTCTCCTTAAATAAAAATAGCCACAATGAGAAATACCGATCCTGGACAAACCGGTATCTTCCATGTGGCTATGGGGTCGCAACTTGATTTTGTCCAGTTAAATTTATCTTTATATTTTTACCAACCTATTATTCTTTTGTTAAGAAGTGACCAGCTTCCTAACATTCTGCATACCTAGAGAGCATACAAGCAAAGGAAACACATTGCAAGAAAAAACCATCATAATTTTTCTAAGAATTTCATCTGCTTCTTCCACTGTCTCTGTTGATTGGTTTGCTGTTTGTCTCCCCCAACTTTGCATAAAAGCAATATGAAAATGCCAACTAAAAATATAGTTAAGATCATTTCTCTCCTATCAGTAGCTTTACCCGTGTCCAAGTCATATCATCTATCCTACTATATGTTTCAACTTGGTGGTATAATTCTTCCAGAAGCTCTTTGCAACTAAGTAAATGCTGCAACTGGGAAATTACATCACCAATATCTACTATTGGTTTAATAGCCATATCATTTCTCCTTCTGAATTGTGGCTCCTATAAACAAGAGCCACAATTCAGTTAAGATTCTTACAGCGAGTTTGCCAACTCCTTCAATTCCTCCAGAGACTTGCCCATCAAGCTCTGATCTTCCTTCTCGGCAATGATCGCCATGATCCGCTGTTTCTTCTGCCGATCTGCCTTGATCTTTTCAGCGGCATCCTCTTCAGCCAACCGGACATCGATAATGTGCTTTACCACATCGAATTTCAACTGAAGGATTTCATCAGCTTTCTTCGCCTTGACGACAAAGCTGGTGGTATTCTCTTCCTTCAGCTTGCAATACAGCCCAGTGGCGATACTGTCAAGGTTTGATCCATTCCTGCTCGACAACGGCAAGCACCACAGATCCTCAACGGTTAGATTTCCCTTGGAAGATTCAAACCGGATTCCTTCTCTTGACGCTTTCTCAAACATTCCATTCATGATGTTCTCCTTTTGATTCATGTTTAACTACGTTGGACTTCAGTTCACTTAAAAAGTGATTTTGATTGTGCGGGAAAAACTCCCAGTTACACGACAAAGAACCTCATTCCTTTGGGTTGAAGAGAAACCAAGACCACTCAGTTGATTCTCTGAGTTTTCAACCTTCATCTTCGATCCAAGAATCTCAAAAACTTTCCGATGGGCATCTAGTTCTGACGACAGGAACTCATTGTAGAAACCCCTTGCTGAATCCATGTTCTTGCACTCATCCAGCATGAAGAAGTAATGTTTGTTTCCTGTTGCCTTCTCATCCCAATAATTCGGGGAAAACATAACTGCATTGACCTTATGGAACTGCTGTGTATTGATTCCCCAAACTTCCTTTGTTGACTGCGAGGACGGAAGAGATTTGATGATCTTTATACCATCCGTTTTTGAATACTTAATTTCAAGAACAGGGACATTACCTTTTACTGGTTTGTCATAAGTTAGTGTCTCCATTCTGCCTTCAACTTCAAACTCAACCTCAAACCCAACATCTTTCGATTCCCTTTGACTGAATTGTTGTACAAACAGTCGATAAGTTCCATCCTTTAGATACTTCCTATCGGAATAGCAGATATTTTCAACAGGGGTTCTGGTGGTTCCCGAACCGGCATTCATATCAACGTCAAGCGTTCCCCGACAAGGACTATTAAATCCTCGGTTCCCATAAAAAATTTCATATCCATTTGGCTCAACCATGTGCAAGTCAAGATCATCAAAATTGAACCATGACAGGGAGAATCTGAGATATCCCCCGACATTGCCCCCGGCTTTCTTGACCCGCTCTTTGATCGAATCAGCAACCTCGCCATTGTACGACCATGAGAAGTTGTTATCCCATTTGAACATGCTCTTTCCCTGCATTGCCGGAGCAATCAAACTCACCAGATTGGAAGTGTGCTTATTCTCAAACATCAGTTCAATCGATTCCGCTCTTGGAAGAATCTCTTTGACGAATGTCTCAATATCCACTGATTCGACACGTTCCAATTTCTTCGGAATCTTTGTTGTCTTTGCAGCAATCTCATCGAATACATCCATTCTCTTCTTTGCAGCACGATCAGCAAACAGCACATTGTTTATGGAAATATCTTCAATGACTGCATGTCGTCTTTCAAGAGCTTCAACCAGACCGAGTTCTTCCAACTTTTTCTTTGCACTTTCAACCATTGACTTTGACACAACTGCGGAAGTTCTTTTATAATTGTGCGGGGCAACTTTGGACTCAAACGCTTTGACTGCTTTTTCTAAATCTATTCCTTCTGATATGTCAACCAGAAGAGTACCAATAGAAGTATTTCTAATTCTCGCAACAGTCGGGGTAATCCAAACCTTGTTCCAACAGAATAGAATTTTACTATCCGATTTGTCAAATTCATTTTTTAGTGCCTGAAATGATTTTACGGAATGTAAATGTTCTTCCCCACGATACAGAGAATTCTGGGCGATGAGTTCTAAAACGGTTTCAATAGAATCAACCGTTATTTCTTCAAGTCCACGATACATTACATCAAATGTGCTTCGGTATTCTGATAACTTTGTACCAATATCAATTCCTTTACAGTAGTTTTTGCTGGGAACATCAATAAAGAAATGCTCCCATCCTAATACTTCCCCGTTCTCCAATTGTTGATAGTTTTTATCTGTTCCAGCTGTTTTTTCAGCATGAAGGAATACATTATCAATTGGGAAACTTTCAACGTATTTTGCCATTGCATCAGCAACAATTTGATAATGCCCACCAATATTGATATTCCAAATACTTTCTATTTTGTTATTGGTAATAGTAACAACATTACCAACTGCTCGAATGAAACTTTTACAACACTGGCAGTCATGTTCCGTTCGTTCACGAAATATAGGGTTTGTTCCTTCAGGAAAACTTTCCAGATATGTTTTCCAAAGAACATCTTTATCCAAATTTACCCGAAACAGATTGGCCCCCTGCATCCTCTTGAACTGTTCTTGTACCGCCACTTTGAATTCTTTAAATTCCATAACATTTCTCCTTACAGGATTGAATTACAGTTTACTACCGATTTATTTCTCCTGATACCCATTATCTGACAAGAATTGCTCTACTTCTTTCCAAGGAACACTGCATCTGTGGTAACTGTTTATTGTACCACCACATATACATATTTCACTGGGTCTATTGGGCCAGGGTTTCAAGAAATCCTTAATGTAGTATGATTCATAACCGGTAGGCCCACCGATAAATCTCAGTATAGGTTTATCATCCTTATCTACTATTTCCATCTGTATTTCTTTACTGTAATTATAGAATTCCCGATCAACAAATGTCTTACCGTTCCACCTACCTGTCTCTCTTGTGAAACTTGCCATTATTGGTTTACTCATATTACCTCCGTGATACATAGAATTTATGTGCCCCAAATGTACCTATCTGGTGCATCCCCTTAGTCCAATAAGGTTTTACTTTTCTCTCATGATAGTGAGTGGCTCCTTGGGTGAAATCATAACCAGTAGCCGCAACCCGTACACTTTTAAGACACTTCAGGAAAGCTTTCCAATCGTCTGGCCAATATTCATCTTTGGTTTTCTGAAACGTCCAACTGAACTGCCTGTCTTTAAGAACCGTTTGCTTGATTGTTCTGCCATCTTTATTGGCCCTGTTCAAAGTTACATGAGCCACCGCAATCTGATTGAACTGATCTTCCGATCGGGCTTCATGGTAAACATTGAGGGTTAACCATAAGATGGCTTCAAGCCCGCCAATCATTTACTCTACCTCAGTAGGTTCTATTGGTAGTTCATTACATACCACCATTGTGTTTAACTTTGCAGTGGCAATATACTCTACATCTGTTCCATCTAAGCATTTATGGTGAAACCGATACTTCTGTACAACAATTTTATCCATTCTATTCATTCGGATATAGTTATACTCTGCCAATGCACCAGCAGCAAATGATACCCAAATTATTAATATTACGGTCATCCAATGAAACACTAAATGCTTTGTTATAATCCAGTCTTTCCACTTTTCCATTATACCTCCCCTATAAGTTGGTATTTAACTTTTAACGCTACGTCCTGTTCCATTACACCAGGATCATCCTCTTCGATAAAAGCCACTCTTACTACAGGAATAACAGATGCCAAAGAATGAGCCAATTCTTTTGCCCTCTTCTCTGCACCACGATCAAACAATACCGTAGCCTCTTCAATATCTTTTTCAGCCAAACTTCTTATCTGATGTGGTGTAAATGTTATCCCAAGAAATGCACCTACTTTTGCACCAAATCTCCATACATCTGTAATACCTTCTACAATTATAATCTTTCCTTTCAAGGTATCATAATTGTAAATACAACTTCTTGGTTCCCGTATCGATGCCACTACAGGGGAATTCATATATTTTGGATCTTTCTCTCCAGTGTAATCCCGAGCAACATAACATTGCATCTGCCGATTCATGTACACGGGACACAATATCCGTTCTGAAAAGTCCCACTCCCTGTCTTCAACATATAGAGTAGAATACTGATCAGTACAACGGATCTTGTATTGCTGAACCAGAAAGTCAGGATTATATTTTCTACCAATCAAATACTGTTTTGCCGACTTGGTTAATTTTTCTCTTATACCGTCAGGTAAAATAACTTGTTGTCCTGGTTTATCTGATTCAGGAATCCAATCCACAACATCTGAATTGAACTTATGCAGTATCTGGTAAGCTTCTTTCCAACTTACTTCCGCAACATTAGCTATGATACTGACGGCATTTCCACCGTCACCACATATCCAACAACTACCGTTATTAGAAGAAAGCTTTACACCAAAATGAAACCCACTACCAGAACAGAAAGGACAAGTTTCAATACCTATCCAACCATTTGCAATGTTCTTACCTGACGTTCTATACGATATACCATACTCATCCAAGAATCCGATAATGTTGAAACTGCTATAGTCTGTCTTGGTTTTCTTTAGCATAAAGCTGTTTCCGTAAAGGTTCCTTTATGTAATGACTATCGTCTTGTTCCAAAATTGGTTTCCAACCTTGTCCCTCATAAATCTCCCATCTTATAACACTCTGCCTATGAAGAATATGGGCTCCTTGTGCTGGTTTTAATATGTTTCTGGGAATATTAGCAATATCCATAAATTCAATAATCTTCACTGTATTCTTATTCTCTGTTTTCCGCAACCCTCTACCAATTTTCTGTAAGGTTTCTCTTTCAGAGATGCCACCAGCAGCATTGATTACCATAGACAGTGATGGGATATCCACACCCTCTACCCAAGCAATAGTTGCAATGACACAACCAATATCACCGTTCTTTAATTCCTCTTTGATGATTGACCGCTGTTCCTTGGAAACCGATCCCTGAACAATCTCAACAGGCATGTCCATAAATTCAATAATAGCATGTATGTGGGCTATCCTGCTGACAAGGATCAAAACTGTGCCACCATTTTTCACTTCCCGTTCAGCTTCAAAAGCAATCTTAGCATTTCTTGTCCAGTTATCCACTATACCATCAGTGTAAATCTTACTGTAAGAAGTATCCTTACGAATGTTCCGAACTGTTTCTGGTACAGGTACTATCCGAAATATAATTTCAGGAGTAGCAAGGAAACCAAGGTCTTGTCCTTCTGCCATTGTAAGTTCACCAATTACAGGCCCGATCAATCCTTCCAGGGCAAACCGTGCTTCCACTCTATCAGATAAAGTAGCGGTGAATGCGAACCGCCAAGGACATTTTGTATAAGTTAAAGCATCATAGTACCATCCTCTATTTGGATTACCAACATGATGCCCTTCGTCAACTATTACTACATCCCAATGATTTTTCCAGTCCTTAGCAACTTTAGAATAACTTTGTACTGTAGAAACCGTTATCCTGTGCATAGGTTTCCCTCTGGAATATATACCAGTACCATCGAAACCACATTCCTTTAGCCCATCATGTAACTGTTTCACAAGATCAAGGGAGTGAACCAGTATCAGAACATTCTCTTTAGGGAAACAAGATATGACACCATACAGAATAATGGATTTCCCGCTTCCCGTAGGTGAAATGATAACACCATATCCCCGTTCAATGGCAATATTAATCAGGTTCAGTTGATATTCACGGAATTGGATTGTTTCTAGGTGGGGACTACTGAATCTCAGTTCGGGAATGTCTGATACATATTCATACTCTATGTTGTTTTTATGGAGGTAGTCAATGCATCGGTCAACCAGTCCCGAAAGGAAAAAGTAGTCACCATAATTCCGTCCTTCAATCAGGTACCGTTTATATATTTTCTTCTTCTTCCCGAATTGTTTCTTTTCCCATACCTCGTACTCGTATGAAAGCAGATTCCGTAAAGTGTCTGCCGCCTTTCGATTGCACCAAGTGAAAATAGGATCGTATGTGTGTAGCTTACAAATATCCGCCATGATATAACTCTCTCTTTATGAGATTGAGAACCAGTTCTGGAATATCCTCATATTCCAGTAAAACTCCATTTACTTCTGATTCAATAACTCTATCAAAAATTCCATTATATTCTGAATTGACAAAAAGTCCCTGTTTATACGGTGGGATACCAGGTAGCATAGGGAATACTACAACGTATCGGTACTTACCAAGCCTTTTGTAATATACTCTTGAATGGCGTTTAACCAATAACTGTACTCGTTCATCTTCTGAGGGAATAACTTTCTTCTGTAATCTGCTCATATTGGATTCTCGCGGAGATTGCATCGGGATTTTGTTTTCTGCCTATCATGCTTACCTGACTATTGACTGACAGGAAAACAAAATCCCGATAGGTTCCAATTATTGAATCTTCATGACCCTGACCCTGACCCTGACCCTGACCTTGACCTTGACCATGACCTTGACCCTGACCTTGACCATGACCTTGACCATGACCATGACCATGACCATGACCCTGACCCTGACCCTGACCATGACCCTGACCCTGACCCTGACCTTGACCCTGACCCTGACCCTGACCTTGACCCTGACCATGACCTGTCAAATCCAGTTCGTAAAACTGCTGTATTCATTTTTGGCTCCTGGGAGATTTTTTAATCTTTACTGCATCAATAATAGCTCCACGACCAATTATTACTTTACCATCTGGAAACGGTTCCACTTCATTGAATTCACATTTTTTAATAGCATCGGAAAATCTTCCAGTATCAGCAATCCAAGCAGCATCCTCTAATACAATTTCTTGATCAGTAACTTTAACCACTTTACCAGTGTCAATCATAGTCACTGTCCTGATCAAATAAACTTCATCCAATTCCCATGCAGAATTATCACATTGTTTTGTATTGAACATACAAGCTAACTGTTTAATTTCACCAATTGTCAAATTGTCAATACCCATTTTGTTCTCCATTTAATTAAAGGATTGCGCTGTTTACGGAACCAAATAGTCCCATTTGATGAGATTGTTTAAATCTGGTAGCCTGTTACGCGCATTACTAACTGTTTGATTGCACCTGTGGCACTTCTGTACGATCTTGTGCCATACAAAATATGTTTTACAGTCACATGTCCAGTAATTAGCAGTAACGGAACTGCATTCCAGTTCACCCAACTTCTTACCAGTAGGCATTATACTGTAATTGTTTGCCATGATAGCAGAAAGTGGAATCAATCTATCCTCTGCAAAAGCCATAGGAAAAATGTAATTGAAACTGTTATCCACACTATGAACAAGAAACAGATCAATTCCACGATATACCTTCTCCACTAAATCTGCATACGTCATACCATCAGTTTCAAATATCTGTTTGAATGAAGTACCATTTTGATCTACTGGTACCCATACTCCTATCTTTTCCAAAATGCCTCCTTTAATAATTATATAATTCTTGATCGGCTCCTGCTTCCATTTCCCGTATACATTTTTCAAAATCTTCTATGTATTCATCAATTGGTACAAATTCTCTTCCGTCTGCAAGTTCTTTACCAGCTACATCGGCATCTACAAATATTCTTCCTTCTTTTTTCCAAGTTTGGGCAAGCTCTAATTCATCATAGTAGTTTTCCAATATAGTTTTCTCAGACATAATATCCTCCTATTGCCATTGTTGAATTTCATACACTAATGGGAACCCATACTCTTTTACCATCCCATTAGCGTCAAATAGACCGGGGTGTTTCTGTCGTGCGTGGTGAATTGTCCTTGTGACAGCCTCGTCCATAGACTTAGCACCACGCACGATAAAACCATCCTCCTGTCCTGCCGACAAAAAGATTTCATAAATCATCTTATCAAGTCCTTCCCGACTTTACTCATAGCGATTGCAATGTCTCTTTCCAGGTCATTACGCCTCTGATCACCACGAATTTCGTGTTTCGTGAACTGGGTAGCGGCGCTGTTCACATCCCACAGTGTACGATTCTCCATCTGCTGCAAGAACCGATTGTCACTGTTCATCAGGGGAAGTGCCATTATCTTCTCTTTTTCTGGCTGAGAGAAAGGCAATGCCTCAAACACATCATCCAGTTCCACTTGTGTCAACTGCCTGTTAGCCCACTTGCGCCATTGCTCTGTAGCTTCACTATATTCGATAAGGAAATTTTCTGCAAGTTTTGCCAACACTTCAGGGGTAATG